ATTTATATGATTGCAAGGCGCGTAAAATAATAATAACAGACGGAAATGAAGAACCGGTTACTATAGGAAAACCGGGGCACTGGAAACGTAATGGATTAATTAGATATAACAAGCCGAAATATCCGGGATATAAATACCAATACTCAACCCTTACTATAAAAGTAGGTATAAATTGGCTTTGGAATAATTGGACGGATAAACAGAGAAAAAAATATACACTATTAAAGATGTTATGAAAGGAATGCTAAAATGAAAATAAAAGATTACGTTTTATTCGGATTGTTTATCGTCGCATATTTTACGCTAGGATTTTATCTAGCGATAAAAATGTTTAGTTGATTGTCCATAGCAAGGATTGATTTTAGATCCTTGCTATTTTCTTCTTTAATAAAAATAACAATAAATTTATGTAATTATTTAAGATATACACTATCTAAAATATAAGATAAAAAAATAAACTGTTTCTATTATGAATATAAAAAATAGATCAATCCCCGACAGGGATTCCCGCAGGGATTCCCGATAGGGATCGATTCAGAATGCTTCAGGATCGATTATCTATCCCGCAGGGATTCCCGCAGGGATTGAATAGAATGCTTCAGGATCGATAATCGATCCCCGACAGGGATTCCCGCAGGGATTCCCGATAGGGATCGATTCAGAATGCTTCAGGATCGATAATCGATCCCCGACAGGGATTCCCGCAGGGATTCCCGATAGGGATCGATTCAGAATGCTTCAGGATCGATTATCTATCCCGCAGGGATTCCCGATAGGGATCGATTCAGAATGCTTCAGGATCGATAATCGATCCCCGACAGGGATTCCCGCAGGGATTGAATAGAATATAAAAAATACGATGATAAATAAAAAAACACAACTTGATATAAATAAACAGATAAAAAGAGTCTATATATCAAATATATTTAATATATTTAAGGTATTAAGGATAAAAAGACTCTTTTTATCCAAAATATCCACATATGTACTATTCCCAGAACCATATTATAAAAAATTTTCAAAAATCACTGATGCCTATTTTTTACAATGTCGATCAAAAAAATTGCTTATGAGGTATGATTTTTCAAAAAATTTGCAAAAAATAAAGAATTTTCTAAATTATACTGGTATATGTGTATATAATTATATAGGCGACCATTATATTTACATGTAATAAAAACCAATAAAAAGGGAGAAAGAATATGCAATAAACTACAAAAACTACTGATGTCCATTTATCAAATAAAACATAAAATAAAATAAACATGAGATCTATTTTTGAAAGGAACTACGAATGTCTACTGAAAGAAAATACAAACCATTTCAAGTACCTCTTAGCATTTACAATAAAATAGAATATTACGCCACACAAAAAAGACAAAAAACTGGAGAAAGTATTCTATGGACGGACATATTAAAAAAATGTATTTACAGAGGTATGAAAAAAATGAAAATTGATTAACAATCCGAACAGAGGATGAAATAAAATCCTCTGTTCATTTTTTACTTTTGAAAGGAAAACACAATGTCAAACATAGTATTAGATCCAGTGGATATGGATAAAACATATGAAGATATTCAACTTCTTATCTACCACACCGTAAAAAAATTTATTAAACATCACGGAGGAGATTTTGATGAAATGGTTTCTGAAGCAAATTTATTGTTTGTACGAATGTACAAAGGAGAATTTGCCAAATACGATCCAAATAAAGGCACGTCTTTTTCTACATGGTTTCGATACAATTTATGGATGAGTTTGAAAACGTTTAGAAATAGACAAATAAAAAAACAAGACAATCAAATTATAGAAATAACTGAACCTGCTGTCTATTATTCTGATTTTTCTATCTCAGAATTAAGACAAAGAATTTCTGCTGAAGCCAATGAGGTATTAAACCTTATATTACACACACCAGTAGAATTATTAGAAATGATTCAATCTACTGGAGGAAGGGTTATACGAGTCAAAAAATGTATTTCTAACTATCTAAAAAAATACAAACCTTCTTATTCTTCTAACAAAATTTTTAAGGAAATAGAAAAAGAGATCAACCGATGATAAAATTATATCCCTATCAGGAAGACGGAATTTCTTTAATCAAAAAATTCAACGGACGAGCGTTATTATCGGACGAAATGGGATTAGGAAAAACATTCCAGGCCTTATCATGGATTCACCAGAATAACAAATGGCCTGCTATTGTAGTTTGTCCAGCACACCTAAAATGGGTCTGGTATTCAGAAGCACTGTCTAAACTAGGAATACGAGGTAATGTATTAAATGGAAACAATCCGTCAAAAATCATAATTCCAGTAAAAAATAAATTAACTATTATAAATTATGATATTTTAGGCGGATGGAAAAAACAAATAAAAAAAATCAAAGCCAAAACATTAGTTATAGACGAATGTCATTACATAAAAAATCTAAACGTACTCAGAACAAAACGAATATTAAACATCGCTAAAAAAATACCGCATATCATTGCTATTAGCGGAACTCCGTTATTGAGCCGGCCAATCGAATTATTCCCAGTTCTGCATCTTCTTAGAAAAGATTTATTCCCGTCTTTTTGGGATTTCGCTTTTCGATATTGCAAACCCAAGGCGACTCCGCATGGATGGATATACAAAGGATCAGATAATCTAAATGAATTACATTCTAAATTAAAACGAAATATGATGATTCGTAGATTAAAAAAAGATGTAATGAAAGAATTACCAGACAAAACCAGACAAGTCATTCCTGTTGATATTGAAAATATGAACGAATATCAACAAGCCGAAAAAGATTTTATTAAATGGCTAAAAAAAATATCCATATCCAAAGCATTAAAAGCAAATAAAACTATTGTCATATCTAAAATTGGATACCTAAAAAGATTATCTTCACAATTAAAATTAAAAAACATACATCAATGGATAGATAATTTTTTAGAAGAATCCGATCAGAAATTAGTAATTTTTGGAATCCATAAAAAAATCTTAAAAGATATTTATAATAAACATAAATCCATATCTGTAAAAATAGACGGGGATACATCTCAAAAAAAGAGAAAAACAGCCGTAAAACAATTCCAAACGAATAAAAAAACCAGACTATTCATTGGAAACATAATCGCCGCCGGGACAGGAATCACATTAACATCAGCATATAATACGCTATTCGTAGAGATGGATTGGAACCCCGGAAATCATATTCAGGCAGAAGATAGAACCCACAGGATCGGACAAAAAAACGCCGCTTTCTATTATTATCTTGTCGCAAAAAACACAATAGAAGAAAAACTATGCGAAATAATCCAAAATAAGCAAAACATAATATCTTCGACCTTAGATGGAAGTAATAAAACAAAACTAAAACTAGATGTATTTAATTTATTACAAAAACAAATAATGAAAGGAAATAAAAAATGTCATTAACAGATGAAATCGAATTTAGCAAAAAAATAAAGAAAATGAATCAAACTACACTTTTAATATCTGGATTATCCAAAGATCTAAAAAATCACTATAAATCATGGTGCGCTAAAAGAGGAAGAACGATGAGTAAAGATATTATACTGCATATGAAAAAATCAATAAAAAGAAAATAAGTCTAAAATTCCACTGATGCCTTGTTTTTGAAAACAAAACGAAAAAATCTTCATATGGAGGACAAAAAATGAAATTCCAAGAAATTCTGGACAAATACGGTATTGATTATAAAACAGAAAATCACCACCATTGCCGTCCCGGATGGATTCAATTTGATTGTCCATTTTGCGGAAAACATTCTAAAAAATATCATATGGGGTTTTCTGTTCATTTTCATTTTACGAACTGCTGGAAGTGTGGCGGTCATTCCCTTTTTTCTGTTTTACAGGAACTTCTTAATATCTCATCTTCTTCTGCTTCTAAAATAATAAAAAACCTTGATATTGAAAGACCAGTCGAAGAAAAAGTACGAGGAACGTTAAAAATTCCATATGGGGTTTCTGACCTACTGCCTATCCATAAACAATATCTTATGGGGCGAAATATAGATCCTGAATATGCTATTAAAACATGGAAAATAAGAGGGTTATCCCAAGTTGGAAAATTGTCATGGAGGATCTTTATTCCTATTCATTTTAAGGAAGAAGTTGTAAGTTGGACTACTCGAACGATCCGGGATTCTTCTATACGATATCTTTCTGCATTAGCAGAACACGAATCAATTCCTCATAAATCGCTTTTATACGGAGAAGATTACGCAAAAGATACAATTATTGTATGTGAAGGGCCGTTGGATGTATGGAAAATAGGAAAAGGTGCAGTAGCGACTTTCGGAACTTCAGTTTCTGCATCTCAAATCCTAAAAATGATTAAATATCCGAACAGAATTATTTGTATGGACCAGGAAACTAATGCACAAAAAACAGCCCAGAACATTTGTGATACTTTAAATTTATTTCCCGGAGAGACTTATAACCTTGTTTTAGATTCTAAAGACCCAGGCTCTGCTTCGGAAAAAGAAATTAAAAAGATACGAGAAAAGTTTTTGAAATCCTATTGATAATAATAATAGGAAATAGTATAATTTCTCTGGCAAAAGAAAAGAATCATAAGTGCCGGTGCTGTTCTTCTTTTGCCAGAAGTAACAAGTACCGGCACTTTTATATCTGGAGTATCTACTATGAAAAAATCAGATCATTTTTCAGACATAAAACATCGTCCTATCAGCATTCCCAAATCAACCATTGACCTTTTTTTGAAAGAAAAAGAACCCATTGCTTTAATGGGTTTATATTTTTTTTATTATTATACGGCTATATGGCAAGAAACAAATCAGCCATTTTGCACGATCGATTATGTGGCAAAAGGCATAAGTAAAAGTAAAAAATGGGTTAGAAAATATAAGAAAAAACTAGTAGAAATTGGATTGATTGAGGACATTATTACCAGAGAAAAAGGCAAAATTAAAGGTCATTATATACGAGTATATTATTATACAAATATACCAAAATCATCAAAAAATCCTTCACCACCCTACCCTTTTTGCCAGGGGTGGCAAAAATGGGAGCCAAATGCTTATAATAATAATAATATAAATGCTTATAGCGAAAAGCCACTTTGTGGCTTTCGCAAGGTGACAAAAACTAATAAAAATGATAGTTTATATAAAAATATAAATATATGTAATAAGTCTCCAGTTAATAATAAATATACGAATATACCATTATATAAATATAATAATAAACAGATAGACTTTTATACCAGGATGTCAAAACAACTTGCCGATACCGTCAGACAAAAAAGAAAAATAAATAGAAATGTTAGTATCCCAAGAGGTGCATCTTATTTTTACAAATTAAAAACAGATGGAATAAATAAAAAAAGAATTAAAAAAGTTTTACTTTGGTATATACGCCATATGGGGGAACCATACGTCCCGGTTGCGTATTTAGCAAAAACATTCTATGAGAAATTTCTTTCAATAGAAGATGCAATGAGTCGTCATTTATCTGATAATCCAGAAATCTCAAAAACAGCCAAACGAATTTATAAAGCCATTCAAGATTATGGACTTGATACATCGGATAATAATTTATTAAATTTTATACAACAGTCAGTTGATAATTTTAAAGAGTACTCCAAGAAACATAATGCTGCAATTAAAAATATTTCGTCTGAAGAAACTATAGAATTTGCCAGAGATTTTTACAAAGAACTGAAGATGGAGGAATTTTTAGAAAATTGGATGATTACTGGGATGAAAAAGAAAGTTAGAACGAAAGATTTAGTTTTTACTTTTTCTTCCAATAAATTTCAAACCTACGGTAAAAGACGATGCACAGAGATGTATGGGGATGATGATTTATGGAAAGACTACATGAAAGGTATCTATGCGAATTGAAAAAAGAAATTCTCTGACAGAAAAAAGAATCCTTACTGGGATGATTGTTGATACAAAAGTTCTTTCTGTTTTACATTCAAAATGGAAACATCAATTTCGATCCAAATGGTCAAATTTAGTAGGTCAGTGGTGCATTGATTTTTTTACTAAATATGAAAAAGCCCCCAAATCACATATCGAGGGGATATTTGAGAGTTGGTCTTCCAAAACGAAAGAGAAAGAGACAATTGAAATTATTGAAAAGTTTTTACGAACGTTATCTGAAGAATATGAGCATCTGGAAAAAGAATCCAATAGCGATTATTTGATAGATTTAGCCGGAAAGTTTTTTAATCAAGTCCAGATAGAGAAATTAAATGAAGCGATTCAGGGGGATTTAGATTTAAGCCATGTCGATCAGGCCATATCCAGAATATTAAATTATAATAAAATCGAATTAGGACAAGGATCCGGAGTAGATGTTTTTAAGGATTCTAATGCAATTCAACAGGCATTTTTGGACAAAACAGAACCTTTAATTCGATTCAAAGGGGCGTTAGGCAGGTTTTATGGAGATTGTTTGGAAAGAGACGGTTTCGTAGCATTTATGGCTCCGGAAAAAAGAGGAAAGACGTGGTGCTTGATAGATCTTGCTTTTCGAGCGTTGGAACAAAGAAAGAAAGTAGCGTTTTTTGCCGCTGGAGACATGAGCCAAAATCAGATGATACGCAGATTGATGATTCGTACCGCTGGAAGGCCTATGAAAAGCGGAGAGTATAAAATTCCAATTTCTATCCAAAAGTATTCAGATAAGAAAAACGCAACTATTCGTCATAAAATGAAAAAATACACAAAAGACCTTTCATGGCAGGAATCATGGAAAAAAGCAAAAGAGTTTATGAAAAAAATACGAACGAAAGAAAATTTATTAAAATTATCATGTCACCCAAATTCCACCCTTTCTGTTCGAGGCATTAAAAATCTTCTTTCAGAATGGGATCGGTCTGGATGGACTGCGGATATTGTTATTATTGATTATGCGGATATTTTAGATATGTCTATGTCAGGTACCGATTCACACAGAGATAAAATCAATGAAACATGGAAACAACTACGGTCTCTTTCTCAAATTTATCATTGCCTTGTTATCACAGCCACTCAAAGTGACGCGGAATCATATAAAGCCAGAACAATGAGTAGATCTCATTTTTCTGATGATAAACGAAAGATCGGCCATGTCACAGGGATGATCGGCATAAATCAAACTGAGAAAGAAAAAGAAAGAGGTGTTTTCAGATTTAATTGGGTTGCAAAAAGAGAAGAAGAATATCGAGAGTCATTTTGTGTTTATACCGCTGGAAATATGGCGTTTGGAAATCCAGCGATGAAAAGTTGTTTTGAAAAAGATTAGTTAGAAAATAATAGAATATAGAATTATGGATATATTAAGTATGTTTATCTTTAATATAAGAAATAGAGAAAAGACAAGTAAAAGTATTTTTAATATTTTTCACTTATACCCGTTTTTTCAAAAAGAATACGAAATAAATCGTCTATGGATATGATAATTAGATAGAGAGAAATGTTAATTATGAAAAATCAACCAAAATCAACCAGGATCAACCAGGATTGAAATGGTCTTTAAGGGGATGCTTTTATACTGTTTTGATTAAAAATGCAACCTGGCTCATTCTGGTTGATTATAAAAGAAAATAACGTTTATGTTGATGTATAAAAATCTAATTTAGGAGAAATGAGATGAACCTTGAAAAAATGTTTGAAGAAAACCCAGTTTTGTTTCGTCCAGCAAAACGGTATTTGGGAAATCCAAAGATTGAGAAAAAGAAAATATTAGAAGACAATTCACCTCCTAAAATAATAGGAAAATGTGGGTATTGGAAGCGAGGAGATACAATCAGACATTCAAGACCTAAAACAAAGCAAAATGAATGGACAAAGATAGAATCCACAATGTATGTCCAAGTTGGATTTAAATGGATTCAATTACATTGGAACGCGCAGGAAAAAAGAAAATATGAAATACTAAAAAATAAAGAAAGGAAAACCACTAATGAATAAAACAGAAACAGAACGGATGAAAAAGGAAATAGAATTATGTTCGGATGTTATTGACGCAATAAACCAATTAAATTTGGTTTATAAAAAATGTATCAAAGAATATCAACAAATGGAGGATGAAACGAAAAGTGTGATATTTGGCAGGATAATTGATTCTTTTATTATGAAAGCAAAAGATTGTTCGCATGATGTAGAGTGGTATCAAAAGGAAATTGAAAGTCTAAAAAAGAGGATAGAGAATGAATACAATACCACAAATAAAAGTTGAATTTGTTGTTAATCATAATCAGTGGGACGATGAAATAAAAACAAAAATCAAGAGATACATTATCAATAAAGGGTATTTATGTAATGTATATCCTGCATATGGATTGGAAAAACCATACTATGTCATTTTAATAGATGATAAAATATGGTATTGTTCAAATAGTGCATCAGAACCTTACTATAGTCTTGTTATTGAGCAATGCTGTACTATTAAAGAAATCAAAGATCTTCTTTATTTGGTTTTACCTTCCGTATTCAGAGATATTAAGAAAATAAGTAATGAGGTGCTGCTTTTAATCGAATCGGAGAAGATTTTAGATAAAACCAAAGAAAACACAGAATAGTTTTGTCTTTGTGTGTGATAATAATAAAGAGACAATCTTTATTGAAAGGAAACAAAAATGAAAGAACAAGATCTTTGCTCGTTATTTGTGTGTTTTGAAATAATCTTTGTTCACCTGTTTATTTCCATTGCGGTTATCCAAGCCGTGTGTATGTTGCAGGACAAAAATAAAAGAAAATAAGAAAGGAAGAAAAATGAAAGTTAATAGAGAAAATCTATTAAAAGAACTGGAATCTGTAATTCCGGGATTAAGTCCAAAGGAGGTTATTGAACAATCTTCTTGTTTTGTATTTCAAGATAATGTCATTACAACATTTAATGATGAAATTGCATGTTCAATCGGCACTGCATTAGACATAAAAGGCGCAGTTCCGGCCAAACTTTTACTGGAGGTTTTAAGAAAAGTCACAGATGAAGAAGTAGAGATTAAACAGAAAAAAGGAGAGTTGTCCATTTTTGGTAAAAAAATAAAGTGTAAAATACGAATGGAGGAAAAAATACAACTGCCGATAGATAGTGTAGATAAACCTATTGATTGGGAAGAACTTCCAGAAGGATTTTCAGACGCTGTATCAATGGTTCAGGGGTGCGCCAGCCAAGACGAAAGCCGATTTGAATTAACGTGCATAAATATTTGTCCTGAATTTATTGAAGCGTGCGATGGAATCCAGTTGGCTCGGTATGATATTAAGATCAATTTGGAAAAACCGTTTTTATGCAGGAAAGATTCTTTATGTCATATTGTATCAATGGATATGCAGAGTTTCAGCGAAAGTAAAAACTGGGTGCATTTTAAGAACTCCACAGGGATGGTTTTAAGTTGCAGGCGGTTTTTAGATGAAGCAAAAACGTATCCGGATTTATCTAAGTTTTTGAAAGTAGAGGGAGAGAAAACACAATTCCCAAAGAATTTGAAAGATACCGTTCTTCGAGCGGAGATATTTTCAAGAGACACTTCAGACGAAAATAAAGTAGAGATTCATATTGGAAATGAGAAAATAAAAGTAATTGGCAGAGGCGTGTCTGGATGGCTGAGCGAAACAAAAGGAATAAAGAATTATACAGGCAGTCCAATTCAGTTTAAGATACCGCCAAGACTTTTTATTGAACTAACACAGCGATTCAGCGAGTTTATCATTTCCAAAAAAAGAATAAAAGTAGAAGGAGAAAAGTACCAATATTTAACCTGTATTGAACCGATTGAAGGCGATGAGAGTGAGGAATGAGTTTTTTCTCCGTTTCTAAGTTTAAGAGGAAAAAACCCTCTTTTTCCTTTGTTCCTAAATGCGGGATGTGCGGATTGCATAAAAAGTGTGTGAATCCGCGTATCCCGTATATGGGAAAAGGAAGAAAAAAGATTTTGATTGTATCGGAGTTTCCAACGAAAGTTGAAGACGAAGAAAGAAAAGTTCTTAATGGGGAATATGGGTATTGCGTTAAAAAATATTTGCATAGATTAGGAGTAGATTTAGAAAAAGACTGCTGGAGAGTCAATGCGGTTTGTTGTCATACAACTCATCATTCAATAGATGATTCTAAAATTATTGCGTGCCGTCCGCTTTTATTAAAAACAGTACATGAATTAGATCCGAATGTTATTATTATTTTAGGATGGATAGGCGTAAAATCACTAATTGGTTCTTTTTATAAAGAGAAAACTGGGCCGTTAAGTTTATGGGCTGGCAATTTAATACCGAATCAAAATCCGAATGTATGGATTCTTCCTACTTTTCACCCTACTTATTTGGATCAAAATCCATATTCATCTTCTTATGTTCTTTTTGAAAAACATTTAAGCAGAGCGGTAAAAAAACACAAAACAAAGCCGTGGTCTGATGTGCCGGATTACAGATCTGAAGTAAAGATTTTATTTTCTACCAGCGATGCTGTTTCTTTTTTAGAAAGAATAAACAAACAAAAAGGAACTATCGCTTTTGATTATGAAAGTAATTGTATTAAACCAGAATATCCGAAAGCCAGAATTTATAGTTGTTCTGTATGCTGGAATGGAGAGGAAACTGTTGCGTTTCCGTGGTCTTATGAAACAAAAAAGAGCATGAAAAAAGTATTGACAAATCCAGACATAAAGAAAATAGCCGCTAATATGAAATTTGAAGATCGCTGGAGTCGGTTTACTGGAATTAAAATAAAGGGATGGTTGTGGGATACGATGCTGGCGGCTCATATGCTGGACAATCGTCCGGGTGCCGCTGGATTAAAGTATCAGTCATACGTTCAATTAGGTCTTGGAGATTATAATTCTCATCTGGATGATTTTTTATCTACTAAAGATTGGAAACATTATAACCGGATAGAGGAAGTAGATCGAGAAGAATTGTTGTTATACAACGGAATAGACAGTTTAGTAACTTATAAAATAGCGCAAATTCAAATGAAAAGATCAGGAAAGGAACCCTATGATGGACAATTTCGATGTGCAGACAATTAAATCAGAGGCTCTTAATTCGGCTAGAGTTCTTTCTAAAGAACCGGAGGAGAATAAAAAAGAAATTAGGATTGGGTCGTTATTGGTTTTTTGTAAAAAGGTATTATTTTTAGTAAAAGAAATTGAAAAATTACAGGCAAAACTTGAAAAAAAGAAAAAGAAAACAGTGAAAAAGGATAATAATTAAATAGAAACAAAGCGCGGCGTGGCCTGGCTGGGCTTGGCAAGGCTGGGCGAGGCAAGGCACGGCTTGGCCGGGCGCGGCAAGGCGAGACAAGGCAAGGCAAGGTTGTTTTTAAGAGTATGAAAATATTATTAGTAGAACCTGATGTACGGAGAAGACAAAATAAATCTGTTTTTTATAATGGTAAAATTAAAGATTATAATTTGCGATATCCGCCATTAGGTCTGTTAAAACTATCTTCTTTCCACAAACAATATGGTGATGATGTTTATTTTGTAAGAGGGTGTGATAATAAAATTATAAATATAAATTTATTTAACAATTCCAGATGGGATAGGGTATATATTTCTTCCGTTTTTACTTTTCAATATAATACAATTATAAAAACAATAGATTTTTATAAGAAATTAAATAATCAAAATATTTATGTTGGCGGTATTATGGCATCTATTATTCCAGAGGACTTGCAACATACTGATGTACATATTGTAAAAGGAATAGTAGATTCTCCTTCTAAAATAAATTTACACGGAAAATATCCAAAAGATTGTAATATCGATCAATTTCCACCAGATTATAGTTTATTTTTAGAAGGAAAATATAAAAATCAATACGCTATTTATGAAACTTTTTATGGATATACGACCAGAGGATGTCCGAATAAATGTTCTTGGTGTGGTGTACATAAGATAGAGCCAGAATTTATTGACTATATTGATATTAAAAATTCAATAAAAACACTTAGAGAAAAATATGGGGATAAACCCATTCTTAAATTGATGGATAATAATGTTCTTGCTTCAAAAAAATTAGAATGGATTGTTCGTGATTTATTTGATTTAGGATATGGAAAAAACCAAAAAACAAAAACAGTTGATTTTAATCAAGGTATAGATGCAACTTATTTAACAGAAGATAAAATGAAACTTCTTTCTCAGATAAATATTAAACCAATGAGAATTGCGTTTGATCGAATTTCTGATAAGAAAGACTATATATCCTCGTTGCAATTAGCGTCAAAATATGGAGTGCGTACATTTTCAAATTATATGTTATATAATTGCAATGATTCTCCAAAAGATTTATATGAAAGAATATTAGTCAATATTGAATTAAATAGCGAGTGGAAAAGGAATAAAATTAAATCAAATATTTATAGTTATCCTATGAAATTTGCGCCTATATTTCCATTAAATGGGAAAAATATAAATCATCAAAAAAACTATGCCCCTCAATTAGTAATAAAAAACAAACAAAATTTAGTAGAAAACATACAATGGAATAAAAAATTTATTAGAAATATTGATGTTATGAAAGGGGTATCATATGGGTCAATTCCTCCAATATCTTCTTTGGCTAAGAAAATTGTAGGAGAAAACTATACAGAATTTATATTGAATTTATTCATGCCAGAAAAATTTTTAAGATATAGAAGTAAATATGAAAATGAAATTAAAGAGTATAAAAAATTTATTTTAGAAAACATAAGAAACCCATCGGATGATTTTTTAGATTTTTATAAGATTATTTCAGAAGATAAGAATGATAATATATTGAAGTATTTGCCTGTTTGTAAATCAGAAAAACATAAAAAATGGTTAAAATGCCATTTAAGAAATGAAAAAGACAAAAATAAGATAAAACTATACTGATGCTTCTTTTTTATTTTTTATATGAAAAAATTAAGATATGGGTATAAAACCAGTAAATAATCAGGCGTATCAACTGCTTCATGATGGAACAATCGCTTTATCAAAAGTAGAGTCCAATGGAATCCGTGTAGATTTAGATTATCTGGAAAAAACAACAGAAAGTGTTTCGATAGAGATAAAAGAAAGAACAGAAAAAATCAAATCCAGTAAAATAGGAAAATTATGGAAAAAGATATACAGACATAAAACAAAATTTGGATCTAGGGAACAACTAGGAACAATCTTATTCAAAGAAATGAAAATTCCTAATCCATATCGAACGGCTTCTGGAAATCGGTATAAAGCCGATGAATCGGTTTTAGAAAAAATAGACCATCCGTTTGTTCAGGAATATCTTCATTTAGAAAAACTTAAAAAGATAAAAAGTACTTATCTAAAAGGCATTTTTAGAGAATCTGTAAATGGGTTTATTCATCCTGTATTTAATTTAGGAATAGCCGCTACATTTAGAAGTTCTTGCGATTCTCCTAATTTCCAGAATATTCCGATCCGTATTCCCTGGATAGCGGAGTTAATTCGGAAGTGTTTTATTCCTAGAAAAGGAAATCAATTAGTAGAAATAGATTACGGGAGAATTGAAGTTTGCGGATCAACCTGTTATCACAAAGATCCGAATATGATTAAATACATTACAGATCCTTCTAGAGATATGCATAGAGACGCCGCTCAGGAATGTTTTATTTTATCAAAAGATAAAGTAAATAAGGACATTCGATATTGCGGAAAAAATAATTTTGTTTTTCCACAATTTTATGGAGATTACTATATTGATTGCGCTAAGAATTTATGGGGGAATATAAGTCGATTGAACTTGACATTACCTAATGGAAAATCTTTATATGAACATCTAAAGAAAAAAGGAATTAAGAAATTAGGCGAGTGCAATCCAGAAAAAAAGCCATTGCCGGGGACGTTTGAAAAACATATTCAGGAAGTAGAGTACAAATTCTGGAATCAGACATTTAAGACTTATAATCAGTGGAAAAAATTATGGTGGGAATCATATCTGGAAACAGGCGGTTTTTATATGCTTACTGGGTTTTATGTAGAGGGAATATACAAAAGAAACCAGGTGATTAACTATCCAATACAGGGAATTTCTTTTCATTTTTTATTATGGTCTTTAATCCGACTGCAAAAACTTTTAAGAAAATATAAAATGAAAACGATAATTGTAGGGCAGATTCATGATAGTATTATAGCAGATGTATATAAAGGAGAATTAAAAGATTATTTGCATATGTCAAAAAAAGTAATGACAGAAGATATAAGAAAACATTGGAAGTGGATCAATGTTCCATTAGAGATTGAAGCGGAAGTTTGTGATATAGATCAATCATGGAATGAAAAGAAAAAATACAAGGAATCGGTATGAGAAGTCCAATTACATGGTATGGCGGTAAATTTTATTCATTAAAAACATTATTAAAGTATATACCGAATCATATTACTTATGTTGAAGTATTTGGAGGTGCCGCGTCTTTATTATTTGCAAAGAATCCTTCAAAAATCGAAGTGTACAATGATTCTCTTTCTGGTTTAGTTAATTTATTTAGAGTTTTGAGAGATAAGGAAAAGTTTAATAAATTTTATGAACAAATAAACCTTATTCCTTATTCTAGAGAAGAATTTATATATGCAAGAAAAAACAGAGATCCAGAAGATGAAATAGAAAGAGCCGTAAACTGGTTTGTGCTTATTCGTCAAAGTTTCAGCGGAAATATGAGAACATGGGGATATTCTATAAACGCCGCTAATCGGCTATTTAATGAACGCATTTCTAAGTATTTAAATACAGTAAAAAATCTTCCACAAGTACATCGACGTTTGTTTTTAGTGCAGATGGAAAATCTTGATTATAGAGAAATTATTCCAAAATATGATACAAAAGATACATTTTTCTATTTAGATCCTCCTTATGTTTTATCTACTAGAAAAGATAAAAATTATGAACATGAAATGTCAGATGAAGATCATAAAGAACTAATTTCAATTTTATTAAAAATAAAAGGAAAAGTTATGCTAAGTGGGTATGATAATACTATATACAGAGAACTTGAAGATAATGGATGGACTAAAATCCAATATGATATTCAATGTTGTGCGTCAAATTCAAAAGATACAATGGACATAAGAGAAAGACGAATTGAGTCTGTATGGATGAACTATAAACATATATTTCAATTTGGGCATAAATAATGAAAGAACTCTATAAAATTTATAGACCTAAAAAATTAAAAGATGTGATAGGACAGGAATCAGCCGTATCTTCTCTATCTAAAATGATAGAAAAAGATACTATTCCACATGCTATTTTACTCACCGGACCTAGCGGTTGTGGAAAAACAACATTGGCTAGGATTTTATCTAAAAAAGTAGATTGTGGAAAAATGGATTTAATAGAAAATAATTGTGCTGACTTTAAGGGAATTGACACAATACGAGAAATACGTTCTGCTATGGTATCTTCTCCAATTAGCGGAAAAAGTCGCGTATGGATCATAGATGAATGCCATAAATTAACAAATGACGCTCAAAATGCTTTTTTGAAACTTTTAGAAGATACGCCTTCTCATGTTTATTTTATTCTTTGTACTACAGAACCGAATAGACTTATAAAAACAATAAGAACTCGATGTACAGAGATTTCTGTAAAATCTTTATCTGATAAAGAAATAGAGAAACTTATATCTAGTGTTTGTAAAAAAGAAAAAATAAAATTATCTGAAGAAGTAATTGATAAAATAGTCGATGTATCAGAAGGGAGTGCTAGAAAAGCATTAGTTGTTTTACATCAAATTAGAGACATTAAAAGTAAAGAAGGACAATTAAATGCAATTTCTTCTTCTATTTCTGAAAATCAGGGAATTACTATCGCTAGACTTCTTTTCAATACAAAAACAAAATGGAAAGAAATAGCAGATGTATTAAAAACCATAGAAAATGACGATGCAGAATCTATTCGATGGTTGATTTTAGGATATGCTAAGTCGGTTTTATTAAATGGGGGTAATTTATCTGCAAGAGCATATCAAGTGATACGAGTTTTTCAGGATAATTGGTATGATTGTAAGTCTGCGGGACTAATTTCTGGATGTTATGAAATAATTTCCGGCCAATAGAGTGATAATAAGAATAGAGGGATAAATTATGGGAAATCAGTTTTTAGATATTGATATATTAAATCTGGATAAAGAGTGGATAAAACAGCCAAAACTTTATTTTAAGTGGGCTAAAAAGTTAGCCAAACTTAAAAAAGCGTTAGAAGCGGCAAAAGTAGAATCTGACCTTATTCGGGCTGATTTGGACAAAGATATCAGAATAAATCCTAATAAACATAATATTCCAGAAAGTGTGAAAATAACAGAAGCCGTTGTTAATAGCGCAATTTTACAATCTAATGAGTATAAGGTATCCCAAGAAAAAGTAATAAATCTGAAATATCAAGTAGATGTGTGTACTTCAGCCGTGACGGCTGTTGTACAAAGAAAAGAAGCGTTAGAAAATGAGGTTAGGTTGCATGGACAGTCCTATTTCTCCACTCCAAAAGTAAAAGAAGCGGGAAAAGAAGTAGTGGACTCCATCTTAGAAAAAAATAGGAAAGAAAGAAGAAAGAAAGGCAAAAAAAATGGTTGAGTTCCTTGCTGTATTTGTAATATTTCCTTTATGGATTTATATTATTGCAAGATTGATTACTTTTGCTGTGTATAAATCAAAACGAGAAAATGAAAACAAAAACAAGAACCTCTAGAAGACGTTCTTTTAGAGTAATTGTTTATCCATTTTTAACAGAACAGGAGTACCTTTATGTCAAAGAAAGCGCAAAAACGTAAACAAAGAATGAGCACTGCCGCCGCCACTAGGAAACGTATGGAGAAAGTTAAAAGGGGGAATGAGCCTCAAACTTTTAAAGTTCCTAATGGGATGGAGTTATTCCAGTTAAAAAATGAGAAATCTGTCAGGATTGATATTATTCCTTTTATTGCTGGGAAGGGGAATCCAATGGCAGATGAAGGAATGCCTTACTGGGAAAGAACTTTCTGGGTGCATAGGAATATAGGGCCTAATAACAAGTGGTTTATTTGCCCTGCTCGGACAGTCGGGAGTGAGTGTCCAATTTGTGAATATGTTTCTAAATTGCAAAGAGATCCAGAATCCGATCAAGAGATTATTGATAGTCTTCTCCCGTCAAAAAGACAACTGTTTAATGTCCAAGATAATGAAGATCCTGGAAAAGTGAAACTTTGGGATATTTCTCATTTTTATTTTGGAAAACAACTGGATGCAGCACTGGATAATGCGTATGAAGATGATGATGACAATATGGATAATTTTGCAGATCCAGAAGGCGGTGCCTCATTAAAACTGGGAATTGAAACAAACTCTTTTGGTGGAAAAACTTCTTATAAGGTTTCTGACATTACATTCAAACCAAGAAAAGAAGATTTGGATGAAGAACTGGTTGAGAAAGCAGTTTGTCTGGATGATATTCTGATTATTCCTACGGCTGAAGAAATTAAAGCGGCAATGAGAGGAATAGAGGATATGTCTTCAGAAGATGAAGAAGAAACAAAGAAGCCGGTTAGTAAAAGAAAACCTGCTAAGAGTAAAAAGAAAGAAGAAGCGGAGGAAGATGAAAATGATGAAATTGATGTAGAAGATTCTGAAGATGATGATGAAGATGACAGCGATGATGATGACGATGATGAAGATGACAGCGATGATGATGACGATGATGAAGATGACAGCGATGATGATGACGATGATGAAGATGACAGCGATGATAATGAAGACGATGACGACAGCGATGAAGATAACGATGATGAAGATGACGATGAAGATGACGATGAAGACGATGAAGACGATGACGACGATGAAGATGACGATGATGAGGATGACGATGATGAAGATGATGAAGATGACGATGATGAAGACGTAAAACCAAAGTCAAGGAAAAAGAAAAAATAGGCCTTCATGTGAGTGGGGAGTCCCTCCTTTCATTAAAAAAAAACAACATAGTACGAATGGTTCGTACTTAAAACTCCCCACTCATTTCTTATTTTAAGGGTATTAAATCATGGAAGCCGAAAAAATCAAAAAAGAACTTATGAAAAAAACACCTATTCATAAATTAACAGAACAGGATTTTTTAAGTACTGGAAGTACATTATTAAATCTATGCTGTACAGGCAATCCATTTCATGGTTTTGCGAAAGGAGGGTATTATTTATTTGCTGGAGATTCTGCCAGCGGAAAAACATTTGCTTGTCTGACTTGTTTAGCGGAAGCGTCTATCAACCCCAATTTTGATAATTACAGGTTTATTTATGATAATTCTGAAAATGGGGCGTTTATGAATATAGAATATTTTTTTGGCAAGCGGGTATTGGAGAGGATGGAAACTCCTTCGATGGACCGGAAATCCCGCTTGCCTGTTTTTTCTTCTACAGTAGAAGAATTTTATTATCATATTGACGATGCTTACAGAGAAGGAAAACCGTTTATTTACATATTAGATTCGATGGACTCTTTAGCCAGTGAAGCAGAAATAGAGAAATTCAGCGAGCAAAAAGAAGCGCATAGAAAAGGGAGGACAATAAGCGGTTCGTATAATGTTAATAAAGCAAAAGAAAATTCCGCAAATTTAAGAAAAGTTATTTCTATTCTTAGAAAAACAGGTTCTATTTTAATTATTATCAGCCAAACCAGACAAAATTTAGGATTTGGTTTCAAAAAGAAAACACGATCTGGAGGGGATTCTTTGAAATTCTACGCTAATATAGAAATGTGGAGTTCGATTAGAGAAAAGATAAAGAAAACAATAAAAGGGAAAACTAAACAAATCGGAATCCAATGTCAAATTCAGATAGAAAAAAACAGATTCAGCGGAAAAGAACGAAATTGCATTATTCCAATTTATCATTCTTATGGAATTGACGATATTGGTTCTTGTGTGGACTATTTAATTCAGGAAGGACACTGGAAAAAGAATAAAAATTCAATTGTAGCGACAGAATTTAATATGCAGGAAACACGGGATAAACTAATTAAAAGAATAGAAAAGAAAGGGGCGGAAAAAGAACTTCGATCTTTGGTAGGACAAGTTTGGAATTACATAGAAGACCAGTGTAAATTAAATCGAAAAAAAAGATATGATTAAAAAAACTACAGATAAAACACCCTGGTTGTTTTTTGATTGTAATTATTTATGTCACCGCGCTTTTTATTCGCATGAAGATACGGTTTATAAAGGAAGAAAGACAGGCGTTATTCAGGGTTTTTTGAAAGAAGTTTTGTATTCACAGGTTTTATTTCAAACAGATCAAATTTCTTTTTATTGGGACTATGGAGAAAACAAACGAAAAGAAATATATCCTCTTTATAAATGGCAAAGAAAAGAAAGAGTAAAATCTAAAGCAGAAAAAAGAAGGCAAACTTCTTTTACAAAACAAATTACTCTTTTACGAGAAAAGATTATTCCTAGATTAGGATACAAAAATAATTTTTATCAGGATGGATTTGAAGGGGATGATTTAATTGCGTATCATTGTAAAAAATACGGAGATATTCCGATTATAGTTATTTCGTCCGATTCAGATTTATTTCAACTGATAAACCATAATGTCAGTATATATAATCCTCAAAAAAGAATAAAAATGACATTAAGGAGATTTAAGGAGTTGTATAAAATAAATCCAGACCAATGGGTTTTTGTAAAAGCCATTGCAGGATGCACTTCAGATAATATAAAAGGTTTACAATGGGTTGGGGAAAAAACTGCGATTGCGTATTTTAACGGTGCATTGTCTTCCGATTGTAAAAAATATAAAAGCATTGTAGATTTTGTTCAAACGGATAAATATATTTTTAATTTATCTTTGGTTCAACTTCCAATAAAAGGGACTGAAATATCTGTATTGAAAAATCATAAAACAACAAAAGAGAGATGGAAAAAGATATGTAAAAAATACGGGGTCTTTTTTGTTAAAGGAGAATTGATGTTTTTACAAAAAAAATTTTGGAGAAAATACAAGAAAAATGAAAATATTCTATCTCATGGAGATGATAATTAAATAGAAACACGGCAGGGCTTGGCTGGGCCTGGCGGGGCTTGGCATGGCTCGGCGTGGCAAGACAAGGCAAGGCAAGGTTATTATTAAAAATATAAACAAGGGAAGAATGAAAGAAAGGAAGAACAAATGCAAACTGTAAAAATTAACAAGGCAACCGAAATTATCAGACGAAAGGTAGAATTATGCGGAATCACGGATCTGATGTTCGACCGCTACGCAGGCGACAACGACACAAAACTAGAATGCTGGCAAAAACTGTATTTTCTTCCGGGAAATTCCAAAACTATTACCATACCGGCCCTGAACATTATGTCGTTCTTGTCGGCCCACAATACCAATTCTGCGCCCAAACGACTGAGGGATAAGAGAAAATTCAAAGATATTTGCAACGCTTGTTTATCGTTTGTTCAAATATCGCCCGCTTATATCCCAATTTTACGAAATGGAAAACCCATTGAGTTTGGGAAATTTGAAGGGGATTTCGACCTAAAAAGTAAAATCTACATTCATCGCTCAGTGGCTCGATTGGATAAAGGCATTCCAAATCCAAAAGAGCGGCCTACATTGCCTACGCCATGGTCGATTGAATTTGAATTATCCCTTTTCCCAAACCGTGAAATCAAAGAACAGGAAATCCTGAACCTGTTTGAAGAAGGCGGAAGGGCTCTTGGGATCGGCACATTTCGAGGTGTTTTTGGTAAGTTTTACGTCAATAAATGGGATTCTATTAAAGAGAAAGCATGAGAAAACCTTCCAGAAAAGGATCTAATTTTGAACGGGAAATAAGTAAAAGACTAGGGTTATGGTGGAGTAATGGGGAAAGGGACGATATTTTTTGGAGAACCAGCGCATCTGGCGCAAGGGCTAAAATTCGTTCCTATTCTTCACAAAAGACTTTTGGACAATATGGAGATATACAAGCCATTGACCCTATAGGACAGCCATTATTAGATCTGATGACGATTGAAATAAAACGAGGGTATTCTGGTTTTTCTGTGTCTGATTTAATAGATAAATCAGATACTATGAAAATTCAACCGTATGAAGATTTTCTAATACAGGCCATAACAGACCATAAAAACGCAGGGACTCCATTCTGGGCTTTAATTACAAAAAGGGACAAAAGAACGTCCCTTATTTTTTTACCTTCTAAATTAGTACAGATGTTAAATATAAAAATAAACCAATATATGAAAATAAGACATTTACTTCCTTTTTATGAAATAAATAAAAAAAGAGAAAGAATATACACAAAACCAGAAATAATTTCTTTTTTTATTTTCCATTTAGAAGACTTTTTACAAATCGTTTCCGCTGATAATATAATAGAGATATTCAGGAAAATGAAATGCAGAAAGAAAAAACAATAATTAGATGGTGCTTTGTTTGTGGAAAATTAAGTGAACTATCTATAAATGAAGCCAAAAATGATAAATGGATATGTAAACATTGCAGTACAGAACATAGAAGACCTGTAGATATACGATATGAATAAAACAAAAAGACTAAAAAAACTGTTAAGACAATGGACAAGAGCGGAGATTATGTCTCGTTTATCTACTTTTCCAAATGGGTATGCGTCAGATTTCTTTTCTAAGAAAATAGAAATCGAGGATGAAATCAGAGAGTTTTTATATGGAACTTCAGATTTAGTCGCATTAGGAAAAAAATGGAAATTATTAGCAGAAAAGAAACCTAAAATAGTACCGCTAAGTCGAATTGAAAAAAAGAGAATAGCAAAATCCAAAAAAGCAAAAAAGGAAATCCTTGAGTTTTTTTCATAGTCAGGAGAATAAAATGGAAGAAAAAAGAAAACCGAAAAACATAGAAAAAATGCTGAAATCTTTATTTCCGTGGGTGTTTGGAATTTTAACACAATATGATATTGATTATCATATGATAGATTGTGCAGGAATGACTGATGACCCAAAAGAGTTATCAGATATGGTAAAACGATTTAAAAGAACATTTCAGGAGATAGAACAATGACCTATGTATTGAGCGTAGTAATTTCGTCTTTATTTAGTTATCATTTTTTATCTCCAGATGATCCTAATTTTTTATCTAGTATCGGCTCTTGTATTGTCGATCCAAATTGCAGAGAAGAATTGATTGAATATCTTCGTTTAGAAGATTTCTTAAATCGTTTAGAAAACGACCCAAATAGTATTGTTTATCCTACATTTTGGAGGAGAATACACGAGGTTAAAAGACAACGACTTCAAGCCATGTTTGAACATTGGTTATATCGAGATAAAATTCGTAAAGGATTTCAGCAACCAATACCATTTGACCCAAATGAAGTACGAGTAGAAGTGTATGGGCTTAATCGAGCATTAAATGTAGAAACAGAATGTTTTATGAGGTGGTGGTTTGATGGAAACACCTATTGGGTTGATAAATATTATAAAATATATGATTCGTCTGATTTAAATAAAGATGGAATCGTAAATATGGAAGATTTTAATTTATTATTGAAAGGAAGATAATATGGAACAAATTGAAGTTTATTCTGATGTAAATATAAAATATCTAAAAAAATTTCCTTATCATTTATTGGACAGTACAAGTGTATCAGATATTCAAAAAATATGGGAAACCACGTTTCATGAGACTTTATTAAATGCTGGAATAAAAGGTCATTTTTCTTTTAGTTCGCTTTCTAGAGAAGAAATAGGATATGAAGTTTATATCAATAATGTAATGTGTTTACATTCTTCTGTAGGCATAAAACCAAATCTTGAAAAGGAAGTCGAAAAACTTATTGCGTCAATATACGAATACGATGTTTGCGATGTAGAGCATTGCAATAGTATTTGTGCTGCAAGAGATCTGATTTCTGGTATTTTACCGCTTTTATTAAAGAAAATTAAAGAAACTATAGAAATAGCGATTAAAAACAGCGATATGGCGGTAAAAAAATCGTTAAAAAACGAAATAAGGAGTATGATATAAATGAAAATGTGTTGGTGTTGCGCTCAGTTTTATAAAAAAGACGATATTCATGATTATTTTTCGGAATCGTTAGGCGCGACCATATGCTGGAAATGTGCGAGAGATCATCGTTTAGATATTATAAAACGATGGGTGTTAATGTACCTTCATCTTTTTCCAGGAACATTTACATTACATACAAAACGAAAATTGCATACATGCGCTCTTTGCGATGGTAAAGGAAAAAAAGAAACGTTTAATCTTCGATTTTCAGAAATTGTTAGACGTAATATATGTACAGATTGCGATGAAGAAGCGATTGTTTGGAAATTGGTACGAGTTATTGACGCTTTAATCGAGGTAAAAATGCGATGAAAACTTTAGGTCTTTTGCTTATTCTTCTTTTGGCTGGTTGTTCTCATCAACAGCAAGTAATTGACACATGGGTTGTTATGGATGGAAAACGACATTTAATTTCGCATGATATAATCAGCACTACAAAGGTGCTGTATTTTAGTAAAACTACAGATTTACATGTGAAACGAAAAGATATTGAAGTTAATGTCGGTTCATTAGAACAAAAACCGGATCCGGATACAATTAAAGCAATTATAGAAGGCGTGATTGCTGGTATAAAAAGCGGATTATAGTACATATAAATTAAAATCATATCTTATACATCGAAAGGCATAGGATGAGGCGTATCTATCGAGGGTGTAAATTCATTGAAGCAAAAAAAACATACACACATGGGAATAGTTGGTTTTGTATAGATAGTTTAACTGAAAAAATATTAGGTCGAATATATAAAATAGGGAAAAATCCATATGTTATTGAATTTTATAGGGATGCTGTTATACGAACTAGCACATTAAAAGCGGTTGAACATTTCTTAGGACAACTAGAATGAGTACGATTTGCATATGGGCTGGGATTTTATTGTCTGTTGTTTTCTCTGTCTGCTTTACGGTTTGTTATTGTATTCATCAAATAACAGACGTTAAACGGCAAATTGTTTATTTATTATACGATATTAAAGAAGAAATATTGAAAATTATGAGAAAAAAGAATGATAATTAAATAGAAACACGGCAGGGCTTGGCTGGGCCTGGCGGGGCTTGGCATGGCTCGGCGTGGCAAGACAAGGCAAGGCAAGGTTGTTTTTAACAAATTATGATTTCTAAAATAAAAATAAAAAACTTTAAGTGCCATAAATTTATGGTATTACATTTTGATAAATATGTAACTACAATAAAAGGACATACCGATATTGGTAAAAGCACTATTATAAAAGCCATTCGATTAGTAACAAGAAATAAACCGTCTGGAACTAGTTATATTTCTGACAATGAAAAAAAGACATCTGTCTTTTTATATGCAGATGGAATTAAAATAGGAAGAATCCGCAGTAAAAAAGAAAATCAATATAAAATAGGAGATAAAACATTAAAAGCATTTCGATCTGAGCCTCCAGAAGAAGTGAATAAAATATTAAACATATCCGATATGAATTTTCAAGGACAGTTTGATTACCCTTTTTGGTTTAAGGACACTCCCGGAGAAATATCAAAACGATTAAACTCTATTGTAAATTTAAGTATCATTGATTCTTCTTTATCTAATATATCAAATAAAGTCCGTAATATTTCAAATAAATTAAAATTTACATCAAATAGAATAAAAGAAATAAACGAACAAAAGGATGATCTTGAATACACAATAAATATAGATAAAGACTTAAAAGAAATTGAAAAAATAAAAGAAGAAAATGATTTTTTACAAACAAAAATAGAGAAGATTTCTAAGATAATAAAAGGGGGAAACAAGCATCAGGAAACCATAAAAAAATTAAATTATTTTCAAAATGGATGGATAAATCTATCTAATGAATTTAAGAAACTTTATGAAATAAACGCAAACAACAAAATATTATCTGATATTTTACAAAATATAAAAGATAATACAGAAAATATAAAATCTATTCCAGAAATTCCATATGATATAAAAAATTTAATTGAAACTTGTTCTTTATTATCTTCTAAAAAAGACTCTATTTATAGAATTATATCTTCTATCAATGAACAAAAAATAAAAGAAAAAAAAGAAAATGAACGGGTATTATTTTTAGAAAAGAAAAGAAGGGACTTAATCAAAGGAAAATGCCCAATATGCCACAGAAAAATGGAAATATAGCCATTGCTATTGTTTGTTCTGATTGGCACTTGTCTATTTCTCCTCCTGTATGGAGAAGTGCGGAAAAAGATTGGTTTTCCGCAATGGAAAGACCATTAAAAGAAATTTGCAACTTATCTGAAAAATTAGAATGTCCTATTATATGCGCTGGAGATGTGTTTGACCGATGGAATAGTCCACCTGAACTCATTAACTGGATAATTCAATTTTTCAATAATAGGAGAAATCGACCTACAATATATGCTATCCCAGGACAACATGATATGCCTCTTCATAACATGAAAAAATTAAAAAAGAGCGCATATTATACTTTAATTTTAAGCGGTATTATTCAGCCATTATCTTCAATTCCATTAGAAATAAAATCTAATGTAAAAATAACAGGATTTGGGTATGGAAAAAAAATAACAAAACCACACAACACTGATTGTGTAAATATATCCGTAATTCATGAATATAACTGGATAGATGGAAAAGGATATAAAGACGCTGAAAACAAATCTAAAATAGGCAAACATAGAAAAGAATTATTGCAGTATAATACAGTTATTATAGGAGATAATCATAAAGGATTTTTTACTAAAATCAATAAAACAAATATATTTAATTGCGGTTCTTTAATGAGACTTCATTCCGACCAAAAAGATTATAAACCTAGAATAGGCATATTAAATGAAAATGGAAAAGTTGATCCTTATTATTTGAATATATCTGAAGATTTGTTTTTAGAAACAGAAATAAAACACAAAGAAGACACAGAAGAAACAGAAAAATCACTAATTCGGTTTTTTAGTGAAATGAAAAAACTAGGACACTCTACTTTAGATTTTGTTCAAGCATTGAAATACAGAATAGAAAAAGAAGATGTCACTAAACCTGTAAAAAAGATAATACAAAAAATTATAGAGGAGTCCGCATGAAAAACCTAACGGAACAATACAATGATCTTACAGAAAAAATAGAATTTGCTAAACAAATGTCAAATAAAGCGCATGGTGCAGTAGAACAACTGCTTTCTCAATTAAAAGCAGAATTTAATATAAATTCACTAGAAGAAGGGGAAGAACAGGTAAAGAAAATAAATAAAGAAATCAAAGATAAAGAAAAAATCATCGAACAAAAATTAAATGAATTTCAAAAAAAATGGAAGGATGTTCTTGATGATTTCTAAATACAGAGAAAAAATAAATCCTTTATTAGAAAAATATTTACGATTAGAGGATCAGTTAAAGGAAGAATTTGAAAATGAAAAACAAATAAAAAGAAAATATAAAGATACAATAAAAGCACAAAAAATAATACAGCAAATATCTCAGAAAATACAGCAACAAGCGCATGAAAAAATAGCCGGAGTTGTTTCTTTATGTGTTCAATCTATATTTCCAGATAAAAATTATGAATTTAAAATTCTTTTTGAAAGAAAAAGAGGTAAAACAGAAGCGAAATTAGTGTTTTTTCAGGATGGAAAAGAAAGAAATCCTATTGAAGATACTGGAGGGGGCATTATAGATGTAGCGGCATTTGCTTTGCGATTATCTGGTATTATTTTATCAAAACCGCCTTTACGAAATATTATGTTTTTAGATGAACCGTTTAAGAATGTATCTAAAGAATATCAACATAATGTAAAATTACTTTTGGAAAAAGTATCTAGAAAATTCAAAATTCAAATAATAATGGTAACACATATAGAAAATATTAGTTCTGGTAAAATAATAGATTTATCTGATTTTTCAAGGATGAAATAGTATGAGATTAAAGTACGATGGTAAAAAATCAGAAAAAGACATATTATCTGAATCAATTTCTGTAAATATAGAAAAATCAAATGATATATTATCTAAAAATAAATTATTTATAGGCGATAATTATTATACAATGAAATATATGCTAAATGAATTAAATATGCAATCTACAATAGATCTAGTATATATTGATCCTCCTTTTTCTACAAATACTGTTTTTAGAATAAGTGACGATAAAGCAAATGCAGTTAGTTCTATTAAAAAATCCAGAATAGCATATGAAGACACATTAAAAGGAAAAGATTTTATAGAATATTTAAGAAAAAGGATAATTTTAATAAGAGAACTAATGTCCGAAACAGGGTCTTTTTATTTACACATAGATTATAAAATTGGACATTATGTTAAAATAATATTAGATGAAATTTTTGGGATAAAAAATTTTAGAAATGACATTACACGAATAAAATGCAATTCAAAAAATTTTAAAAGAAAAGCATATGGGAATATAGAAGATTTAATTTTATTCTATACAAAATCTAAAGAGTACACATGGAATGGACCTAAAATAAAAATGTCTGAAGAAGAACTAAATAAATTATATAACAAAACAGATAGTAAAGGAAGAAAATATACAACTAATACTCTTTTTGCACCCGGAGAAACTGTACATGGCGTTACTGGAAAAGCGTGGAGAGGGGTTTCTCCTCCTAAAGGAAGGCATTGGATGTTTAAATCAGATAAATTAGAACAATTATATAAAGATGGGTTAATTGACTGGTCAAAAACAGGAAATCCAAGACAAATAATATATGCAGATGAAAAAAGAAAAATAGGAAAAAAATTGCAAGATATATGGAACTATAAAGACCCACAGTATCCAGAATACCCAACTCAAAAAAATAAAAAACTAATAGATTTAATCATATCTACTTCTTCTAACGAAAATGATTTAATTATGGATTGTTTTGCTGGTTCTGGAACAACTATATTTTCTGCTAGTCGATTAAACCGGAATTGGATAGGCATAGAAAAATCAGAAGAAGCAATAAAAATTATTATAAATAGACTATCAAAAACAAAAAGATTGTCATTGTTTCATCCTTATAGTATTATATATGAAATGTATATGTGCCATTAACACAAAAAAAGAAAGGAATCGGTGATGCTTATGCTTGATTAAGTGGAATATACAGAAAAAATCGTGATGTACCCTATCATCAACCAAAACCGTATATTCCACTCCAAATGGATCAATTTTAGAGGTATGAAAATGGCGTCCTCTGTCCTCTTAAATGGGCTTTTGGAGGACAGAGGATTATAAAAATACTTATACTAGTATTTTAAAAACCATGTCAAAAAACAGCATATGAGGTGTGATTTTGGAAAATAAAATAAAATTTGACACAAAATTAAAAGCCCCATTTCCTTATTTCGGGTCAAAACGCATAATCGCCGATGTCGTATGGAAATACATCGGCGACGTGAAGCAGTACATCGAGCCGTTCTTCGGCAGCGAGGCTGTTCTTCTTCGCAGGCCGCCGTCAAAGCACAATACGCCCAATGAGATTGTCTGCGACATAGACGGACGCATTGCCAACGTCTGGCGGGCTATTCAGTTTGCACCAGAAGAAACGGCTAAATGGTGTGATTGGCCAGTAAATCAAGCAGAATCAACTGCAAGAAGAAAAACACTTATAAAAAAAGAACAATATTTATATAAAAATCTTATTAATGATCCAAAATGGTATGATGCAGAACTTGCTGGATATTAGATATACTGTGCATCTTGTAATGCTAGAAACATGCAGGAAACATGGGATTGTTTACCTCATTTATTAACAAATCCAGGATGTATAAATAAAAATCCATATGAAATACTTAAAAAAATAAAAAAATCGTATTCAAAATATAAAAGTTACTTGCGGACATTGGAAAAAAGTATTAAGTGGAAATTGGCAACTTGAGTTTGGAAAATGTGGTGTATTTCTTGATCCTCCTTATTCTTTAAATATGAGACGTAGTAATATATACATAAAAGAAGATAAAAATATAAATAATGAGGTTGAAAAATGGTGTTTAGAAAAAGGAAAAGACAATCGCTTTCATATTGTGCTTGCAGGATATGAAGGAGAATATGAAAATTTAATAAAAGATGGATGGAGAATACATAAATGGAAAAGTAGCGGGGGATATAGTACTTATTCAAAAAAAGAAGAAATAACAAGGTCAAAAACAAATAAATACAGAGAGCGTTTGTTTATCAGTCCAGGATGTATTTTGACAAAACAATCAAAACTATTCTAAAAGGACATTAAAATGAGTACCAAAACGGCAGTTGTTGTTACTTCAATTTCACCTCCAAATTCGGTTCTTAAATCAATAAGTAAAGTTTGTGATTGTAATAATTTTCGTTTTATTTTAATAGGAGATGTTAATAGTCCATCTGATTTTAAATTAGAAAATTGTGAATTTTATAGTATTGAGGCACAAAAAAAATTACAATTTCAATTATCGCAAAAATGCCCACTAAGACACTATTCTCGTAAAAATATCGGATATCTTCTTGCTATTAAAGAAGGGGCTCAAATAATTCTTGAAACAGATGATGATAATTTCCCATTATCTAATTATGGTTTCTTATATCAACCTTATGTATTTGGACATATTATTCATAATTTTGGGTGGGTTAATGTGTATTCTTATTTTACAGAACCACAAACAATTATATGGCCTAGAGGGTTCTCTTTATATCATACTAAAAACACACCTCCAGATATTTCTTTACTACCTGTAAAATCTGTTTTTTGTCCAATTCGACAAGGATTAGTTCTTGGCAATCCAGATGTTGACGCTTTATGGAGGTTGATATTTAATAATTCTGATTCATTTGAATTTCAACAAAGTCAATGGGTTTTAATTCTTAAAGAAAATTCATGGTGTCCATTTAATAGTCAAAATACAACATGGCTTCCAAAAGCATACCCACTTTTATATTTACCTTCTTATTGTTCTTTCCGAATGACTGATATTTGGAGGAGTTTTATTGCACAACGTATTATATGGACTTGTGATTGGGGGGTTGCATTCCATGAACCTACTGTAAATCAACAACGAAATAAACATGATTTAATGAAAGATTTTGAAGAAGAAGTGCCCGGATACAAGTGGAATCATAAAATTTGTGAAGAATTACAATTACTTCCTTTACGATCTGGAGAAAATTTTATTATAGAAAATCTTCAACAATGCTATGACATGATGGTATCTAAAGGATATTTTCCGAAGGAAGAATTAAAACTATTAAACGCCTGGATAGCAGATCTGTCTGAAATTCAGGATAGTTAAAGAAAGGGATAGGTGATGCCTATGATTGAGTGACAGGATAGCATAAATACCGTGCAATCCTGGCTTTCACAAAATATTGTTTAAGTTGTGTTTGAAAAAATTCCCGTTCTTTTAGAAATAAAGGAACGGGATTTATATAAAACCGATGGTAGTGGTTAGGGAAAACTAAAAAACTTTACTACCATCGGCAAGGGAAGGGAATGAAATTTCTATATTATTTCATAATTTATAATTAAAAATATGGGAACACTCTACCATCTTGAACAACTTCGTATTGATTGTTATTATAGAATACATCCCAACTTGAATCTTCAAAAACAACATGCCATGAATAATAAAAACCAGGATCACCACAGTAAAACTTGATTTTAGCACCTACATAGGTGTTAATAATATGCGGAAAACTTGTTATCTCTTCATCGTCTACATATATATTAGTATATCCATTATTTTCAACCGTTATTGTTGCTGGTACTTTTGGCTTCTTAACTGTTATAGTTGTATGCCCTGTTATACCAAAAGCCAACGGATTATCTTCTTCATCACCATCAGGTGTTATCCAATAACCGAAGTCATCATCTTCACATAAGATTGATATTTCTTGACCATCATAACAATCTTGGGCATGAGGAAACGTTGTGATAGGAGTACCATTTATACTTATATCATCTAAGTCTTCTGGATTCTCTAATGTTAATGTATAAATAGCAGGTATATTATTTGTGATTTCCGAAATCAATCCTACCTTTTTAGTAGTTTTGTTACGGAACTGCATCTGATATATCATAGGGCTATTTTCTGTTACAGTAGCACCTCCTATATAGAAGTGATTCGGAGAATCAATACCTCCTTGAGGAGTAATATGTGAAGCACCATAGTTATATAGTAGAGACCATTCTATGTGCCAACGTAGTAATTTATATTCTACTTGATTCTTACATAAAGGGGCGTCTGACCAAACGTGATCAAACCACACATCATTTAATTTTACTTTTTGAGTCTGTATCCTAGGTTTTAAAGGAAACATAGGTAACACACCCAAGTCTATATTCTCCGGATCAGACGGTATGCCATAGTTGTCCGCAGGACTGCCTCTGGATTCTGCGTTGTCTTTACTATTTACTGTTACTGTCCAACTACCAATATCATCATCATAGGCCGCCCAAGAATCTTCAAAACCACCAGCAACATCACCGACATCCATATCTAATGTCCAATCGTAATATCGTGTAAACAACTGGACATCCATTTTATCAGACAGATCTCCACCCTCAAAATCAAAAATATATTCTACTTCATTCTCTAACCCTTCCAAATCTTCCATATAAACAGATTCACACCGTATTTTATATATAGGTACATAATTACTCCAAGTCCTTAATGGATCATCATAAAAGCCAGGTTCATCGAAGAATGGATAATCTATATAACCTCCTGGGAAATTACTATCATATAACACTGGTTTCTCAAAGAACTCATTATTAACTAAAGGCGGTCTCGTATCTATACCAAAAGGGTCAATAATTCTATAGTCTGCTCTTTCGTATGTCCGTTTCCAGATTTCATCACTGAATCTATCCCAATGGAATTTGATGATCCAAGAAGAAAGTTGTCCTTGATTTAACGGGCCTTGAATTCCAATATTCGCATTGTTAATATATATTTCAAGATTTTCATATCCTCCATCATTAAAGTAATTTTCAAATACATAATTATGAATATCATGTGCTTCTGAAAATCGCACAATTTTAGTAGTATTGCTTTCAAGATAAACTGGAAGATAAAGATAATATCTTGCTTCCCCTAAATTGTAATAAGTTGAATCTGGTCCTGGGATATTTATAGATATAGGATTTCTAAGACCAGATATTTGTAAAGTGCAAGGTGAATAAACATAATTTTCTTGCAAATTTCTTATAACTCTCATCAATAATAACAATTCAATAACATTTTTATCATAAAACAATCCAGAAGTAAAAATCAATGCTGATTGAGCAAAAGTCGTAGCACAATACCAATAAGGGTCATAAGGAGGTACAGTCCTAATGGCTTGAGCACAAGACCCATTATATCCAACTCCACCTATACCTAAAGCCGCTGCATTCCAAGTTGTAGGATCAGCCAAATCAATTCCATTTTCCGTTTTCAAACGAGCAATATCAGCCGCTAAGTAAGCCGCTGAACCGGCAATCGCCGCGGCTTTTGAATTGTACTTTTCAGGCGAATTTCCATTGGCATAAAAGGATTTTATAACAACACCTATATCATCTAATCCAATACCTCGATATTCAAGAGAATCCAAAACTTTACGACAATGATTCAAAATTAGATATACTCGATTTAGATATACATTTGTATCATTGATTTTCCAATCCGGTCCATGATTGGCGACCAAATCCTCACCATCATATTGTCCAGCATCTGGGGCGGACATTCTGTGATGACCTGGCATAAAACAAGGTTGTTGTTGTGGGTCTGCATCATAATCATACCATGAATAGTCGCCATAATCATGGCAATCTGGATCTGTCAAATCACCACCACGCATCTTATCTTCACGAACATATCCTAAAGAGTATTTCCATGTTCGCCGCCATGTACCCACAGGTCTTGGCCATATAGCATCGGCAACTCCTCCTACTTTTGCTTTTGCCTCACCTTGATTATTAAATGTTTTACCATTGATAGTAACAGGAAAAGTCCAAGTAGCAAAATTAGTTTCAGCATAGAATTTGCCTTTGACCTTTAATATTGACTCCGACATATAAGGCGTAACATCATCATAATACCAATCATAATAAGATGAACCTAATTTTTTTAATATCAACTCAAAAGCACTACTGTTTTCTCCCCATAACTCATCATTAAGAAGTGCGTATTTCGGCATAGACACATCATATTCAGGCTTATAAGCACCAATACCCAAATCAGAATAAGCATATTGGTATGTCCTACTAGTAACATCACCATATAGCCATAATTCTAAATTTGAATCTAAAGTTTCATTACCCCAAGAAGGATGTTTCATCTTGAACCAGTTCTCTTTATAATCATTATCAACCTCCATGCACCATCCTTCAGCCTCACAAGCCAATTCAACCATATTTTGGATTGCTGGATCATATTTTGTATCTTCCCACCACTCGACTGGGGATTGATTACTATTATTTTTTAACGGAGGTATAATGCCATAACGAACAGCCAATGCACCAGCAGAACTGATTTGGTAAATACCAGATCGAATATATTGCCTGTCATTCCCAACCCCAACCCAACTTTCTCCTTTGAAACCATCAAAATCAACAGGATTGATAGCACCTAACTTTGCAGGATTCGTGATTTGTTTTGCTTTTATAGGAACTTTACTACCATATTTCCAACGTATAGATTTCGTGTTTCTACCATAATACGGTGGGACTTGTTCTTTAGGATCAACTTGTTCTGGCAAATAATCTTTTGCCTCAAATATTGCAAAATTAAGTGTGTATGTCAAATCTTTAGTAGAATCTGCTTTTATAACATAACGATGGCTGTTATTGTCGTATGTATGATATAGACTATCATTGACTGTTCGCACCCAGTCATTATTAAAATCTATCGCTAATTGCCCTCCTGAAGGCGGGCGTCCGTCAAGCGGGCCACGAACATGATCCTCATAACGATGGTACATATCTTTATCTGTCCACCATCTACCTCTACTAGCACCAACATATTTATAATCATCAAGAACAGAGAATAACCCTTCTGGATCATTACTATCTTCGTAGTTCATATGCGTAGCAAGAACATTACCTTGCATACCACGTAATGTCCACCAATCACCGCCGAAATTACAAACCATTGTTCCTGAAGAACATGCAGATAATTGTACTTGATTACCGTCTTTATCACATGCTTTCACATAAAGGGTAGAACCATCTAATCGTTTTGAGTAGACTCTATAAAAACCATTATTAAGCGGGTTATCACAATCTGTTATAACGAATGGAGTGCCTTTCCTCCAGTTGTCATCTTCAATATACCAAGTTTTGCTAACAGGTGTGAGTGTTGGGGCAGTATTGCTATCATAAATACAATCTTTAGTTATCGGACTACAACCACTTATTACAAACTCACCTTTCTCATCTTCAGAAAACTCGACATCACTAATCGTAGAAGAAAAATTATCTTCAAACCATACTATTGCTCTACCAGGATAAGTAGAAAAATTTGGTTCTTGAACTGATTTTACTGTCCAAACACCAGATTGTATTGCATAATCATACGATTGCATCCAATCTTCAAATGCTATAGCATAACGGGCTGGATGCGAAGCATCACGAGGGCCATATTCCGTGCCTTCTGGCCTCCCATGATTGAGTTGCGTAGCAATAGCAATTTGTCTGCGAATATCTTCAGCAAACAAATGACAAATGGCCTGCTTTTTCTCAATCGGCCAATCTGACTGCAACCACGGAAATTTTTTTTTAGACATTTAATTTCCCAATAAAAACCCGCCGCCCAGCAAATTGCCAAAACACAATCCAACCATCATCAAATAGGTAAATATCAGTTGTCTCATGGAACTATCCTTTCTTTTATTAAATCCACACTGCTTGAACTGTTTTATTTTCTTCTTTGTATCGTAAAGACGCCTCATCCTCCGGCCCTGCATAAAACATTGGCATATTCAAATACCAATATTCTTTAGCTGGAGAATCCCCTCTCTGATCGTCCCATACAGAAACAATTTCAACAATCGAACCTATTGGATACCAAGGCACCCAATTTCTTATATCTTTAGCATCAACGCCATATCCTTCATACCCAAGAGCCCGTTCAATTTCAATGTCTTTTCCGTCTGGACTCCATTCATTACTAATTACAGATACTTTTTGAACAACATATTTTGCTCTTGAAGGAGTATCATATTTAGGAGGCAAAAAAACCATTGCATACTGTCTTTTTGTTTCTCCTCCTCCACCAGGAGAAAATGCCCACCATCTTCCTCCTACAAATAAACAATATACATAATCACTAGAATTATAATCGCTTTGAGAAAAAGAAGGATGAGGCCATATATGTACATTCTTTCCTAACCCTCCGTCTTTCCAATCACTAAGAGAACTTACCCATACTTTATTATCCGCTAACATATATCCATCAGAACCAGACGGATTTGTTTCAGATATTAAAAAAACTCGAACCCCTACACCGCTACTCCCTTTCCTCCATACCATTCGTTTCATTATTTCATTATAATTCACCTGCGGATTCTTATTCTCTTGAATCCGCATAAATTTTTCTACGACCTGTATCCTATGATAGGCCTGTGTCATTTCTTGTCTAGAAATCATAATGCACCTATCATAAACTACATACTGCTTATTAAAGTATTAAAATTAGCCTCTGGATAATTCATTTTCATTTTTATTGTATTTTCTCCCCATGTATCTGGAGGAGGAGGCTTTCCAGTGCCCGGATCTATATAAATCCAAGTATCTGTCCAACCCGGATAAGTAACATTATCTCTTACAAACGACTGTCTTTTTCTAAACGTAATAGAAACTAAATATCCTCCATTTACTCTATCATTACGTCCTTTTATTTCTGTACATAACCAGGAACCTGCTGGCGCAGAACTGTCTATAGTCCACCCAGTTGAATTTACATGATTTTGATAATTGTCTATCAATGATAATAAACCACTGCCAGTAATTAACATTCTTTTTCTAACTGTAAATACTTTATCTGGCACTAACCGATTATACACAACGCCTTGCACATCCGTTAAACCTGCGTATTTTTCATCTGGATAGTCAGCCGGATATGTGTATTCTACCCATATATCATTACCATCAATATCCGTATTACTCTCTACCGGCACCGCGTCTGCCGACATTTCATATTCATCTCCAGTATATGGATTTGGTCTATATTCCAAAGATAATACAACAATATTACTATCTATAATCTTCGGCGATATTTCTTTAAGATAGGTAAGTGGATATACTGGATGAACATCCCCTAAAGCAGGTATTCCTATTGTACTTGTTATGGCATTTTTTATTTTTTCTTGTCCGTCTCCAGATAATTCTTCAACATAAATGGTTCTAGTTACAAACCATCCTTCCATTGTTCTCCGTACATCGCTACCTTCTATTAAATCAGTAATAACTCCCATAATAACTACTCCTTAATTAAAAGTAGGAGAAATGGATTCCCTTGTATTTCTTTCTATCTTTTCCAAAATAGCGTTCATTCTTTCCTGCTTTAATACCATTTCATCTATACCGCTTATAGACATACCGCTAATAGACTGATATCCTGATACATACCGGGCTTCTCCTCCGGTTATTTTTTCATCTTTTTTCTTATCTTTTTCTAATTTTTTCATCATTTCTTCATATTCTTTTTGATACGCTTTTTGCGCTTCTTCTTGTGTTAAATATCCTTTCTTTACCGCTTCTGTTAATTGTTTTTGAAACTCAATAAAACTTTCCTGAGGCGTTTTTATAGATTCCTTAACTCGTTTTGAAAAAGCAATAACATCCTTATCCATCTCCTCAATCATATCTTGTCTTGCTTTTTGTGTAATCCGAACGCCTTCTACCTGAGTTAAAATACCTTTTGATACAGATTCATTCACTTTCTTTATTGTTTCATTCATTTTTTCCATAGGCGTCTGTACAGAACTAATTGCGCTTCTTGCCCATTGTCTTAATGCTTCATCATGCAATCGAGTTACTCGTATATTTTCTTCCCTTTGCTTTTTTTCTTCTTTTAATTTTTCTATTTCTTCCGTCAATTTTCTTATATTTTCTATTTGAGCGTCTGTTGCGCCTAATAAAGTAGCATTATATATAGCCAATTCTGTTTCTGATTTAGATAAAGCATTTCTTTGTTCTTCTAATGCTTTAATCATGTCCAAAATAGGTTTTTCTTTTATTTTCCTTATTTTTTCATTATATAATTCTGTTTCCTCGTTAATCAATTTTTGTATAGAATGAACATCCTGTAAACCACTTTTTAACGTATTTATCTGATTATCTATTTTACCTTCTCTTATTTTATCAAAAAGTCCCGGCCCTATATCAACACCAGACATTCCAGTATAAGCACCATATTGTAAATTATTTCTTTCTTGGATTAGTTTCTTTTCCTGTTCTAAATCACTAATCCTCATTTTAATAGATGTATTTACATCTTCAGACGCTTTAAGGTCGTCTTGTAGTTGTTGTATCCTTTCCTCATGCGCTTGTTTTTCTGCGATTATTTCTTTTTCTATCCAGCTATCAGCCGATGCAAGTTCTTTTCTATTAGAAAAATCTTTTATTTTATTTCTTATGTTTTCTATAGCCGCTATTTTATTTTGAGTTATTTCTAATTGTTCATTTACACCAGTAATTTCCCACAATAAATTCTTAAATATTTCTGCCATTCCTCCTATAAATGGCAATGCCCTAACATACGCATAAAACGGATCTCCGCCTTCTCTTATGGCTTTATGTGCTTCTGTAACACCTCTTAAAGTACTTGTTAATGTATAAAGAACTCCAGCCGCTCTCATATATGAACGAACAACGGCAAAACTAGCCATTGGACTATAAGATTCTTGATACCTCCTCTCTATTTCTGCTCGTTTAGCGGCTTCTGTTTCATGAATAAGAGTAAGCATCTCCTGATGTTCTTTGAATTGCTGTCTTAATGAATCATAATAAATTTGATTATTTCTTAATTCAATTTCTTTTCTAGAATGAGTAGCCGCATAATATTCTTCTTCTAATCGAGCCCTTACTTCCATTTGTTCTTTTATTTGATTTGATGTGTCTTGCCCAATAGAATTAAATTGAGCGTTAATTCTGCCTTGAATGGCAGTTATTTCTTTTTCAAACTGATCCATCCTTTCAATGGCAGATTTAACTTCTCTTTGCCAGCCAGAACCATCCCCACTGATCTGTACTGTTACATTACCGGCACTTATATTTTGACTCATGATTTATTCTCTTTTTTTATTTCTTTTTCATATTCTAATCCCATAGCCGCAAACCAGCATTTTTTACTAAATTCCATAGTACTTTTAACTGGTTTTACGACTTTTTTTACTATTTTAGGAATGAAATCTTCCCATTGTATTTTATGTGGGTGCTTTGCATATTGCCTTCGTATTTCCGCACAAACATTCCCAAAATAATAATCTTCTTTTGTAGTCCTTTCCTCCTCTTTTTCTAAAAACGCCATCCACATTTCAAATTCTCTGGACGTCGTTTTTTTTCTAACTTCCTGAATTGGTAAATGAAGGTGAGACGCTAGTCGAAACCACCAGTACGTCTCACCTTTTATCCGTTTTTTACTTCTTCTCTGCTTTCATCAAAGCCATTTAATCGTCTGGCTTCTTTTTTCAATTCTTCTAATACTCTAGACGGATATGTAAATAACTCCTCTATTTTTACCAATTCATCTTTTTCATCATATAAACAAAAGGACAATAAAAGCACATCCATCTTTTCATATGACAAAATCTTCTTAATACTTCCATTTTCCGACATTTCAAATAATGCCGAAGACTCATTAGTGTACTTTCCTCTTTTTTCTCCATCCATTTCTATTAATTTATATTTTTTTACTTTCCCGTCTTTTCCAACCAACTCTACAGGAACACTTTCTAACGTTAAATTCATTCTTAACGTTTTCATATTTCATCCTTTCCCTTAATTAAAATTAAGAATTAGAATATTGAGGAGAAGTTTCTTCACCACTGCCATTTTGATTAGAAGGAATAATAGTACAATCTGCTTCTGGTTGTGCGCCTTCTACAATTTCTCCAGGCTTAAAGGAATCAACCCACCCCCAAAAAGTCAATTTAGAACCATCTGCCCATGTAATAACAATTTGCTGATTTACATTGATAAGATTCACAATCTTATCATATATTTCCGGATCATAAGCGACCCTAAGAGTCATAGGCGACATGGTTTTCAATTTCTTTGGGGATTTTGTCCTCCAATTTGTATTGTGCATAGTAGTAGTGTCATTTTCACCGCCGCCTTCTACACCGGGAGGAGTAACTCCTTTTTCCCAAAAGAAAGCGGCTGAACTTCCCACTCCAATAGTCACTAATGTGCTAAAACCATCGTCTATTCTCATGTCTCTATCCTTTCTTTTACTGTTAGCATTACATTCAAAGTAAACATATATTTACGTTTTGTATTCGGTTCAATTCCTAACGAATTTATCATACCACAATTTACTGCCTGTATTAAATATTCAGATGAATCTATTTCTATACTTTTATTTCGTAAAATATCTAATTGCTCTTTAATATTCTGACATTTTATCCACCCAGACTCATAATCATGACTACGAATACGAATTTGCACTCCAGGATGAATAACGGAAACACCACTCATCAATCTTCCATCATCTGTTCCTACTGTATCATAAAAAGATATTCCTATAACATCATCTGGTAAAAAACTTATATAAACAGGCCATAATCCACTATCTTCTGGATAATCCCCTAAAGATAATTTATTTATCACATATTCCGCTAAAATCATAGCAGGAGTATGCTTTAATGTTTCTATGACAGATACATCTTCTTCTTGTATATAAAAAACTTGTCGTACTGTAATATCAGTGATTTCAAAAGACACTGCCTTATTTGAAGGTAAAGACGATGAAATAAATATTTCTTGGTCTACAGACCCCCCAAATGAAAGAGGTGTGCGTGCCATTTTAAAATAATAACCATCACGATAAATCAAAAATGGCGGTTGGTAACCAACAGGAATGTTAATCAAAACCCCTTCATTTACTGTTTGATCCGGGATCGATAAATTGGAGATCCTCGCCCCAAATAAATAATCCGTATCTGGCAATAAATCAATAGGTTTTTGCAAAACAGTATTTATTTCACCGGCTGGCTTATTATAAATAGCCTTACCTGACGACACGTCTATGTTCCAATAAAGTCCATAAGACCATCCTTGTGCTGATTTAAAATCTCCATTCTTTACTAATTCTGGCCCTAATCGTATATTAACAACCGGAGATTCTATCTGCTCTTGAGATTCGTCAATCCACTGAACATCATTATAAAATGTACCAGTTAAATCTGCTTCAGTAGTTAACACAGTACTTTTAGTTTTATTGCCTTTATCGACATCAAATTCAAAAACTGCACTAGCAGTGCCGCCTTCGCCAACTACCGCCGAGTAGGGATTGGTTCGGCCCGCGGTATAAATGGCGACCACTTCTGTCGGGCTGAGGCATTTTTTGTAAAGGCGGAGAGAATCAAAAAAGCCATCAAGACGGGCTGTTATTTCAGAAGTATTGCCTATATATAAATTACTTACGGTATTTATTGATCCAGTCAGAGGACATGCAGCGGAAGAATCGAAACTTCCATTGACATAAATTGAAACATCGCCGTTTCGATCTGTCGAGCAAACAACATGATACCACTTATTTGCTTCCAGGGAAGAATTGCCCGTCAAAATAATGGATTTTGAGTCGCTGTCCTTCATGTCGAATACAACGTTTCCACTTTTATTCAGAATTATGCCAAAGCCAAGGCCATAACGCAATGGGTCTTTGGCGACAAGCCCCTGACCGCTGCCAATGCTATTTGTTTTGACCCAAAAACTGATAGAAAAATTGCCTGTGCCAAAATTCAGCGAAGGATCGTCGGCAACCACAACGCGAGGGAATATTCCACCAAATTCAAGATATCCAGCCATTCTACCTTCCTCCTCCTGCATCCATTCGGAAGCAAAGATCGCTAGGTCCGAAAAATCCACCCGCCCGTCGCCGTTTAAGTCCGCACGCAAAACACATGGAAAAAGAAGACTTAATAAACACAAAATATTCATTTATTTTCCTTTTCATTGTCTTCTTTCATCAAATATAGTTTACTTCGTATTTCGTAAGCATAAAACAATAAACGATAATTTATATTTTCTTCTCGTTCTAATCGTTCAATCAAAACATCCAAAACTAATAACACCGGATCCGGTTGTACCTCTGATTTCTTCAAATATTCTATAAATTGATTTCCATACTGAATATATTCTTCCATTTCTTGAATCCGACTACATGCAGATTCTTTCCCGTTTTCACATTCAGCAACAGAAATCCTTTGTTCAATTTTAGCCACGTTAATTGCTGTATCTGTAATAGCAATTAAACCTTTATTTGGAGAAGAACAACCAGTAAACAATACACACACTAAGATTACTAATGAATACACAACATTCATGATTAAAACCTCCAACAACCTACAACTCTTCCTTTTTGAACCATATAATAAGCCCACCGGTTCCCAAAAGTATCGTCTATATCAGAAGGAGATGCACTTCCACCAGATTTAACATACCTTCCAACTAACCATATACCATCTTCTTTTATAAAATTAGCATGAGAAGGCACTACTAATCTTGGACTTCCAATTAAAGAAATTGTATCTTGCATTGCTACTTCAGAATTTTCCCAATCAGTAGTAGCAGACAATACTTTATTTGTTTCATCCCATACTTTACCAGCATTAGGCCCGCTTGCTTTAATCCATCGACTATATCCTACTTCTGACATACTACCATCCACCAAAAAATCTGGAGGAAGACTCATTACAAAAGCATTATTATAATTATTTGCAATGTAGTACCCAGAGCATAAAACAAAAACAGCACCTAAACAGAATGTAATTATTTTCTTCATTTTTTACTCCCATAAACAAGTCCTACTTTACTTATTCCAATAGGCAATGAATACCCTACTTGATCCGCTATTATTTTTAACATTTGAGGTCTTTTTTCCCTAGCCGGTTGTTCTAAAAATTTTGCCTGTTTACCAGGTTTATGTCTATATTCTATATGTTCATGCACAAAAGGCGCATAATACACACCTCTATATCCAACCGTCACTTTTGTTAAAAATCCATTTCCAACTGCATCTGTAAAAGCAGAATTTACCAAAGCACCAGTATCTACAGGCGTTATTTTTTGACTTTCTCTTTGAAGATAGAGACCAGCCTGTACTATTCCTTTATAAAAACCAATCTGACTATTTTTATTTATCTTGTTCAAATTGTTTTTTACTATATTTATACCTTTTACAGAAATTTGAGTCATAAATAAGCAATCCTTAAATATTCTGTATTTCTCAAATTCGGTATTTTTTCAAATCTCCGTATTTCCCACGCATTTGGATTACCCAACGGTTCTCCAGAATTTACATCTATTGTGTCGCCTAAACATAAAACACCTTTTACTGGAGTATCCTTTGATACATACACTATGCTTCTAGATAATTGTTTATCTCCAAAAGCGTCTATAAATTCCTCGCATTTATCTTCCCACCTACAAGAAATATTTTCTGCCATAGAATACTGAGGCGCACCATATTTATCATAAGACTCAAACGCCCAAAACACAGCATTTTGTTTTAACATGCGTGTTATAATACTCATGCAGGTTTCCTTTTTTCCATACTTTCTATCTGATTTATGATAGAATCCATCAAATTACGCAAATTATCAGAATTACAAATAACTACTACTCTATTATATTTTAATGATTTCATCCTCAAAACATCTTCATCTCCTCCGTAAATAATACAAACCACTTTTGGGTATTGATTATTTATTTGCCTTAATAATTCTATAGATCCTTCCACAGACATATCAATAAGAGCGCATTTTACTAATGATTGATTTAGATAAAAAATCGCGTCTTTTATTTTAGAAACAGTGTATGTTTCTGTACTATTTTCTATAGAAATATATTTCTTTAGTACAGAAGATACCACAGATTCATTCTCTAACAATAAAAACCCGCCTTTTCCTCGATTCATCCTAAATCGTCTTCCGTGCTCAAAAAAAGTACGAATTGTGGCATCCATTTTATAGTACTCCCTACATTTTCATCTGTCTTTTTTCACATCTTTCTATGCTCTCATTTACAACAGACATTACACCTACACACTCCTTTATTACTTCCACAATTTCCTCATGATGTTTTTTCGTAATTTCATATATCATATCATTTTTCTTATTTATTGTTTTTTTGAAATCAAAATACAAAAAAGCAATAGCACCACAAAGAACCACAGATAGTCCCCACCCTCCAAAAGTCTCTAAGAAGATTGCTAGCTCTTTTGTTGCTTCCATAATCGACCCCTATATCAATTTCAATGAACGTTGTTTATTTTCCCAGCCATGCTATGTCAGGAGGTCCGGTTTTACCATCTTCTATTGAAGCGTTTAATGCCGCTAATCCACCATTATAATCCAATATCATAGCCATTTGACCATATGTTGTAACTTGAAGGTGCAGTCCTAATCTATATTGATAACTTTCCGCTACACTTCCAGCAGATTCAGCAGATCGCCTAGGATCTCGAATTGCATAAAAATGAGCACTTAACCATCTTTCTATCATTTCCAATTCTTGTTCTTGATACCCCACCCCTTCACAAAATTTATCCACCAGCATACTAGCCGATTGAATAAATGGAGTTAAATCAGAAATACTTACTTCTGTTTCAATAATTCCCCGAACCAATTCATCTGTTGTTCTAACGGCCACTTAAAATCTCCTTTCTTTTAATTAAAACTTTTTCTACTTTTTTTGCTATTTCCAGTAAACGGTCCGGGTGCATTTTATAATTTAATTTACAAGACATCCATAAAGTAAATAAAACATCATATACAACTTCACTACAAAAATAAGCAAATATAACATTTCCTCCAGTAATAGCCGTACCTGCCGCGCCTCTATAATCATAAGGAATCTCTAAAGACGCTAAAACCTCACAAGACCATAAAACTTTTTGATATTCTTCTTCAGTCAACCATAAAACTACTTTCTCCCACCTTTCTGGATGTGAATATGTAATATACGAAAAACGCACACCATTTCTAATAACATCACCCATCATTTCTTTTCTTTGAGTAGAAGAAAAAGACCTTCCATCCGGCAATCTTAATTCGACATGTGTCTTTTTAGAAACAATACGAATGGCTTTATCTACAAACGTAGCCCAACTTCCCGTACCATCATGAAACATCAATTCTACTGGAATAAAAACCACAATTCACCTTTTATCTTTCCAATACTCTTGCACGCCTATTTTTGGAAATACAGTTAAATCACTATCATCCGTTATGTTTATGATTTCCCTTTCAGGAAATTTTTCATTTAAATGTTTTTTTATAATCGACTGAAAAAATAGAAACTTTTTATAAATGCTTTGAGTAGGTTTTTCAATTTCTTTGCCATGCCAGTTTGCTCTGCCGTCCTTACCCAATTTCATATCAAAACCTAAAAGAAGAACTCTTTTAGCACCTAATAATAAGGCAAGGTTTATTGCATTAAATCCTGTATTTCCATTCCATCCCAATCCATCTAAATGAAGTCCATTTTCATATCGTTTTAACTGTATCACCCACGGAACCGGGTTTCTTCTAAACTCATTACAACTGGTATATACTGTTCCTTTATACTTTTCTAGTTGTTCGCCAAAAGCATTAAACCATATCAAATCCCCAAAAATACAAATCTTACATACTTTTTCGCCTAATATAAAAGCAGTATTACACCCTATCGTATTTTTATCTTCCAACAAACTCCAATCGAATTTGTTTTCGTATAAAGACCTCCCTCCTCCTATTATATAAACATCTTCCCCTAACCATTTCGGATGTATTACCGAAGAAGTCATTTGGGAATAGATTCTAAAAAAGGGATTACCTCTTTTCTACTAAGCGGGTTTTTATTTACAGATTTATTATTTCTTGTGTTTATAACATAATACCTGTATAAAGGTTTTCCTCTACCCTTCTTAATTTCTGAAGTACGAACGACTTTTATTGAATCGTCTGTTATTCCAAAAGATAAAGAAACATCTTCAGAATCACGATCCTGAGTTATTGGAAGAGGGGGAGCATCAACGTTTTCCCCCTCTTCCATTGAAGGAGAGTAGTGTATGTTCTTTTGAGGAGAATCCTCAACACATTCAAACATGCCAGTGAACACTTTTCTAAGATCAGTGGGATATGTAAAAACATCTCCCGCCTCATATATTTTATTATGTTCACGACAACTAAAACTACCGCTTAATAACTTAAAACGATACATCTTCATTCCTTTCCATTTTTTGTTTTTTCATTAAGGTGCCACAGAACCGTGAACAATTCCCGTATTGTTATTATAATCAGCCCTAAATTGAGGAATTACGATTCCCATAACCTTAAAGTTTAACTGAAGGCCGCCTTGAGAAGGCCATTGAAGTGTCATAATGTCCATTCCAATTACCATTCGGACAACATCTGAAGTCATCTGAACCAGAACAATCTGATATCCTGTCAGATAATCCAGAGTTCGAACATCAATAAATCCATCAATGGCTTTAATTCGTTCTCGAAGAGTCCTTTCACTTTGAGCCTTATAATCTTCATCCAGATACTGACTCCAAGCAACTCCCATATAAACCATCCAAGGCCCATAATAATGCTTATTTATGGACATTTGTCTCATACCAAGAACATCAGAAATGGTTGTTCCAGGAGTCCATGAAGATGTTTCTGGAGAAACAATCGTGGCTGTAGAACGCCTATTGAAATTTGTAAGGCCATAAATAGTACCACCACCATACACATAGTTGCTTAAAGCACCAATAGCCAGTTGTTCCATTTTTTCGGCTACTTTACGGCCAGCCCTTTCACCCATTGTAATATCCAACGGAGAACCACCGCTTCTTGAAGTAGCAATCTGACGAGCAGAAAACGAAAAGTCAGAGTGGATAATAGGCAGAGGCAAATTAACAAAGTCGAAGTGCGGACGGTCATTCGGGCCTTCTCTCAGTCCATCCATACTGATACTTGCTTCTCCAGCATCGCTCATTCTTTCCGTTTGAAGCGTGGTAGAACCCATTCCATTAGGAATTGAATACTCCAACCCCATTGAACGGACATCTGATACGAATTTCAATCTGGATTCCGCTACTTTAAGAATAGCCGTATCCAAATGAATCCACTCATCTTTACGAAGGGTAGCCTCCGCATTTGTCACTGCCTTCGGAACTAGCGTATCCCCTTCATTCACCATAATATACGATTTTCCACCCGCGCCAATAAATGGACGCAAAACATGAGGATTCATTTTATTCTGCAAAAGAACCTCAGCCACACTTCCGTATGCCTGCATCCCACCGCCTTGTTCTGATTTCAAGAAATCCATAATATATTCCTTTCTTTGTTTTTAATTTTATGTTCTAAAATTAGCAAATCACAGCATCCGCATTGCGCCTAGTTTATCTCCACCTGACGCATTTATGGCTTCTACAGCAACTGCCATTACTTTTTCTACATCCTTAGTCGATGCACTTTCTGTTAAGGCCACAAATTTACCGTCATCAGAACTAACAAGCAAATCCCCAATATTTACATTTTGCCCACTTTTCAGTAAACCATTAAATTCTGAACCAGGGGCAAACAAAGCATATGACGCTACTGCGCCATTGTCATAAGCATCGCTTACTGTTTTACCTTGAAGGGCATCTTCAGTCAAAACAGCACGTTCTGCAAAACCGCCCTGAATATCCAACGCTTTCAAAGTCCCGTCACTTTTAAGTTTAACCAGCATACCAGGCTTCAAACCAGACGCTCCAGTAAGAGCCTCTTCATGTCGAAAATCCCCTTTTCTGTGGATTCTTTTAACGCTCATAATTTTATCCTTTCTTTATATTATTCTGTTATTTTTATTCTTATTTTTTCTTAAAATTCATAGTAGGAACCGGCAAACCTGTTTCTTTTTCCTCATTTTCCAAAGGCGGATCTGCCTGTCCGTCAAATCGAGGCTTTACCACATCTTCCGCCAATTTAGCAATATGCCTCAAATCGCTTAGCGGTTTCTTCTTTAACTCATCCGCAGAAAAAGAATTTCGTTTATTACTAGTAATAGTCTTAATTAAACGATTCCTTTCTGCAAGAGCCGCTTGACGTCCTTCATTCAAAATTTCTTGTATTTCAGCAGGCGCAGATGCTATAAATTCATCAGCGTTCTTAAATACAGGAATGGGATTTTGCTGATTCTCTGTTTTTTCTTCATTCTCATTTTTCTTTTCATCTTCCTCTTTTTCTTCTTTGTCTTCCTCTTTCTTTTCATTAGAAACAGGAGGATTCAGCAACTTTTCCAAAATCTTTTCGTCCGTATTCATCAACATTTCTTTGTCTTCTTCTTTCCAACCGGAAGAATCATTGGAAATAAGATCTTTTACCATTTTCTCTTTATCCATTTGTCTGATCCTTTCTTTTATTTTTTCTTCTGGTTTGTGTTCCATAATCATAGAACTTCCGTTAAAAACAATCTTATTATCTTCAGAAACAGAATATTTCTGCTTCTTAATTATATTTTCTTTTTCTTCGTAAATAAAATAATCATTATATACCTTCAAAACAGACGCACTATTAACAGATTCTTTTATTTTATTACGAATCAACTCTTCCCTTTTATCTTCATTTAATCGCATAAATCCCGCTCCGTCCTCAATGGAACATGCACCTTTTTTATCTGGAAGTATGGCTAAATGGTCTGGTCTATAATTTCGGGCTATAGCCAAATATTTTTCACCATTCCAAACGCCTTCCATATTTTCGTTATCTGTAAACAAACCAGTAGATAATTCTAGCATTTGTCCTTTCTTTATGGACAAAGAAACTCTACTATCTATTTTATCTATTCGTTCTGTGTCAAGCCATGCTTCTGATTTCAATTTTCCATCTTCAAATCTAGTGTTCATAATCATACCAATTCCCTGCTTAGTTAATACAACAGGATCACATGCACTAGAAAAATCAGAAGAAGGGTGATAAACTACCACTGGCTTGTGGTTCCACGCTTGAGGTGTTTTAGAAAGTTCTTCTGCGGGATAGTATAATGGGCCTTCAGAGCCATTATGCACACCTTCCGTTATCATCACCATTGGGACAACAGTGTATGTTTTATCCCCAATATGTCCTACTTTAGAAGACACAGAAGCATTAAATGTAATTCTTTCCATAATAAAATACCTTTCCTATCGAGGTATTCGTATTATGGAATATAATTTCTTTAGAAAAAAATTAGGGGCAAGTACATTTCTTGCCCCTATTTGAAAGGAAACACTAAAAAGAAACAATCAATTCTTATATGTCAATCACCCATACATCGCCTTTATATCTCTCAAAATACTCAAAAGAAATATAACCATATCCACAATCTCCCCAATTCATCCCCCATGAATTTAGAAATTGAAATCTTTGAGCATCTATATCATACGAAGATATCTTTATAGCATGATACCCTAATGGAAAATTTTTCCCCGGTGGAGGTGCTATAAAAACATTAGTGTCTGGAGTAAATGACTGAAGAAATGTTTGGACAGTAGCCATAACTGGATGCCCGGCATATATCGCTTTACAAATTTGGTCTATCGTGCTTGCACGATAATACGACTTTGCCTTTATAATATTAGTATTTTCTTCTAACAGATTTTTTTCTCTCCAACCTTCTGGTTTTGGACTTCCATACGGCCAATCTTTTTCTTCTGGAAAACATCCTACTTTATGAAGATATTTTGCGCCTAATCGAAGATATGTTCCCTCCGGCGGATGATTGTCCCTCTCCTCACACCAATCATTTATACATTCTACTGATAACATAGAATCTCGTCTTTGAAATTCTCTATTTAATGCCATTTGACCAGACGCGGCAGTAGCAAACGCCACACAAGTACCACGAACTCCCTGATCTCTGGCTAAAGAATCAAACATGCCAGTAGAAGCCCTTCTAGGCATATCCTCTAACCGGATTAAGTTATTTGGATGCTCAACAAAAAGATAATCCCTTTTATCCTTTGGGTCTGGCAATACCCTTAATATCATCTTAAATAATTCTTTAATCATGTTATTTTCCTTAAATTATCCTTTCTCTCTATTCCATTCGTGAAAATCCATGCTTTTCCGTGGTTAAATTTTTTTAATCCGTGGTTAGTTTCCAAGCAAAGAACCGCCGCCCAGCAGCCCTGCCCCCGCGCCGCCAAAGCCCCCGTGCCCGCCGCCGATATATGGATTTACGATTTTGTTATTTTCGTATGCTCTGCCGATCCGTTTGGCATAATCCTTGTCTCCATCAACTGTCGGGTGCGTTCCGTCAGAATCGACATTCCAAGAATCAACATACGGAACAGACAGTGTATAAACACCCGCTTTGATTAGATCGTTAAACCGCTTTTGCGTTTTCTGTTCCTTAATCAACTCAACGCCTGCATGAGCAGCGTAGGCCATCTGACCGCACAAAATCACGTCGTTTCCTGCCTGCCTTGCCTGCGATGCCATACGCAACACAGTGCTGGCCAGCAGACCGGCCAGAGTATAACAATCCTCGTCAGTCGTGACGCTGCTGACACCTTGTGCTACATCATTAAGGCCGGGGCCGTTCACAAACACCGCTACAATGTCTTTATATGCACTTAGACCGGAGTTGTTCCACCGATTAAACAGAGCGGTGTGCGTTGTATAATCTGTAAGGACTTTATTACCGGTGATCCCGCCGTTAATAACATATCGATTTTCGGAAAAGTCGGTTTTCATTCGATTGGCCACGTGAGCCAGGGACGTCTTGCCGCCCGAATAGGCAGAACAGAACGAATCGCCCAGAGCCAGGATCGGCTTGCGGCAGACGACAATCCGCGTCGCCTGCGCGTCGCCTGCGCTGCCGCCGGAGGCAATCGTCAATCGACGAATTGGGTTTCCAGCAATATTCAGGCTCAAATCAACTGACCCACTGGTGTTCAAAAGAACATGCTTGATGTCTGAATCACTCAATCCTTGCCCATTTTCGTAATTAACAAAGATTGAATCTAATTTACCGTTAGATACATTATGTCTAATGTATGTTGTAATAACATCACTCTCTTGTCCCGTTACTGATTGGCTGTAGGTATCGGAAAAATCAGACCCGGCAAATAAGGCCAATTTGTCGTCGTCGTCGCCGGCCCCGTCATAACTGTGATTCAAGGTCCACGCCGTCGCGATGGTCGCGTCCGTACTTTTCATATATTTCCCGACGATTTGCAGATCGTCCTCGTCTGGCGTTTTGTGATCCACAATCACATAGTAATTTTGATTGATAAAGGCAGGGATCTCAAATTGGCTCCCGTCGCCGAAGGTGCCCGCCTCGTCATAAATTACATACTCTTTCGTCTTGACTGTTCCATTCATCAGCAGGGCCATGTTCGCATAGGTGGTATTGCTCAGCGCAGTGGTATCGCCGGTGCCGCGAATCAGGTTGTTGCCTACTTCCTCCAAAAATACAAACGCCACAGAAGGATTAGAACCGGTGGTGAAACCCAGAAAATCGCCCGCCTTAACTTCAATTCCGGCCGCCTCGACATTTAGCGTTACCCCGCCGTAGGTCGCCGAGGTGTCGTAATTGGCCCGCGTTGCATTCGTTGTCGCCGCCTGCCATGCAAGGATATGAGTCAATGCGTTAATTTCGCCGACCAGGGTGTAGGGCGAACTGGAGCCGCGAAGTACTTTGATTTTAAAAATTCCGGTATCTGTCCCGCTGTCGTACAGCCGAATATACACACGGCTGAGCAGGCCGCCGCAGGTAAATGGATGCCCAGGATCGGCATAAGTAAAACCATAACCAGTCACTACTTTCCCGTTTACATTGGCCAGGCCGTAACCGGCGGAAACTACAGGAACCGGCGTACTATCATATTGGGCCCAGCACAGGCCGGCAAAGAGCAGAAACGCTAAGATCAGTCGTTTTTTCATTTTAAATAATTCTTTAATCATGTTATTTTCCTTACCTGTATGTTTTTTCTTCTTTCAAATTTATTATTCCTTTTGTATGTAATTTCCAATGTTTTTGACATATTCTCCTATGTTCTCCCGTAGGAGTAGCAGAATAAAACATTGAATATTCTCTTTTACACCTTTTTACTTCACAAAGGTAATTTTCATTATGATTTTTTCTTTTCTTTTTCTTCATCTATTATATTATCGACAATAAAGTCAATTTTATACTAAACTTTTACCAGACCAAACAGATTTTTTCTTTCCCCCTTCTACTGAAATAGATGCTTTTATTGCTCTTTTTCCTTTTTTATCCCATAATTGCCCTTCTTCTTTATTATCTCTAACAGCCGGAACCCACGCACATCTACAATTTGGATGTCTTGGAAGAAGACCATGTGCATCTTCTACTGGAATAACCATACCCTCTAAAGCGGCACATAATTCACATACTTTATCATCTCCTGCTGTCATCCATTCTGCCTCTACCCCAACTTCGTCTACCCCTAACCGTTCAAAACTTAATAATTGACCTTCTGCGTGTGCTCTTATAACTTCTGTTCTAGCAATAACTAACGCTCTTTTTCTAGTAATCGAATCTATTGTTTGTGACATTACTCTGGCTATTTCCCTAGGACTTCTACCGTTTACTAAACCATCCGTTAAAATAATACTTAATTGATGAGAAATAGCATCTGTAACTCCTTTTAATTGATCGAAAGAACGGGTAAACATCATTTGAAGTTTTTCTGTTGTTTCAGGTGCCCAAAAAGAACTTCTTAAAAATTCATCCTGGGTTCCTTTATACCAATCTAATGATTTAGAAGGGTCTTTTTTCTTAACATCCGTATAAGTCCTCATCATCCCCTTTATAAAAGCCGATTCAATATATGGAGAAAGCCAAGGCTTATTTTTATATTTAGGTGAAACTTCTAAAATACCTAATGATATATTTTGTTCTAGCCACCTCTTAAATAATTCTACTTTTTGCGGGTCTGTCTCAAACCTCCATTCTCCTTTTCCGATATTAAATATAGAAGAAATTCTATCTTCTTTTTTATCTTTTATCCCAAAAATATCTAAAGTATCGACCAACTCTACCACTAATTTACTTAATTGACGAAACCTCCTTCTCATTTCTATCTCAAAATGCCGTCTAAGCATAGTAGTCCTAGTTGGGTCATATTTTAATTGGTTAGGCACATTTCATCCCTATCATTAAATTTACTTCTTATTTTATTTAATATGTCTTTATGTATCTGACAAACCCTAGACTCTGCAATTCCAATTATCTCCCCTATTTGTTTAAATGTCTTTCCTTTTCCATAATACCACACCATAATTTCTCTTTCTCTACCTCCTATATCTACTTTATCTAAAATATCATACAAACTTAAATCATCATGTTTACATTCTTCAAACAACCATATAAAATTACACAATGAAAAAAACCCAATGCCCTGCTTCAAAAAATTTCTATTTTCAGATGTCTCTTTTCTCAGTTCATCTATAATAATACGAAAACCCTCTATCTGATTTGCTTTTTCTACTCCTCTATTTCTCATTCCTATGTAAAGTAAACTAACTAACGATGTTTTTTCTACATCAATATAATATCCTAAATTCTTAAATTTATAAAAAATAGAAGAAACTAATTTTTCCATCGAAACTGGATCATCTATACGAGCATCCATGCTTTTCATCCCTTCATTATACCCTATTCATTTGTCATATACGGCCTTAATATATCGGCTATTTCTTTACCTAGCCTTTCCATCATTTTATACGCTGTTTTATCCCCTATTTCACCCATCCATTTATATGCGGCCAAACAACCCTCCCTAGAAGTTTTATCTGATTTTATATCCCATACATGCTGGTGTATTACTCTTACTGGTATCTGTTTACTCCCTAGATAATCTCCAGTATACCGTAAAATCGTATCTATATATTTCACATCTCCATAACAAAATTTACCTAATAAATTAAACATTTTCCTGCTCATTATTGGAAACGCCCAGTCATACGCTTTTCCTTTTCCATCAATATTTCTACAATCAAAACTACAAATAAAAACATCATTTTTATAATGTTTATTTATAAAATCTATAATTATTTGATCCCAATTTTCTGTATCTATCCATCCGTCATCATTTAATAACCACATCAATTTTCCAATAGATAATCTTGCACACTCGTCATAAAAAACATGAGTACTTTCATATCCATGAAGTCTTGATCCTATAATTAAAGAACTATCTTCCCATAATTTAATTTCTTTTACATATTCTTCTAAAAAAGAATCATCACGATCAACCCTTACAATGGCCTGTATCCTATTTTTCTTAGAAGATTTTTCAAACGCCCTTTTCATCGTTTCTCTAGTAAAATCCGGCCTGCCTCTAGAAGGCCAAAATACAGTAATATCATACACAGGATCTTCAGTGTCATTATACCAATTTGGTTCTTTAGGCATTATTATATCGCTCATAAAAATCCTTAAACTCCTTTCTCCAATATTCTAAAATACCAAAATTATCATTTACTTTAATGTACTCATTTTTATTATCTGCAATATTAAAATTACACACCCAATCTATATATTCATCTGCCCTTTTTTGCCCAAGTCTTACATAATGAGCATGCCCCTCAAATTTTCTTTTCATCTCTTTCATATTATATCGCACAGCCGTCATATGATGCATTACAATTTCATTTTCCGAAAAAACATAATGAGACTTAGACTTTGTAACACGACTTAAATCCATTAAAACTGGATAATCTTTTTCGTCCGCATAATACTCTGCCCCTATTCTATGAATAAATGGAATATGTAAAATAGAAGTTGTTTTTCCTCTGTATAAAGGAGAATGAACATAATCATATAATTTACATATTGTCATCTCCTCCTTTTCTGCTTTTTTCATAGCATATCTAAATTGATTAGGAAAATAAAATTCATCTATATCACATACTAAAAAATGAGTACATCCAACTTCCACACACCTATTTTGAGCATACCCTCGTTTCTCTCTCTCTAACTCCTGACATCGAACTGCAATATTAGTCATATCAAAAGAAAAATTCATTGTTTCATCTAATAATTCTTCTTCTTTTAATTCTTCTAACAAAGGGAGAACATAAGGTGCTATATCCGATCCAGTATAAGATTTCATCGAATACACACCTACAATATAATAAGCAAAGTTTCTTAAACACTTTAACATTGGTTTAAGAAATTCTGCCCCGCTAAAAATAATGACGCCAACGCCCAGTTTCAAAATTCACCTCAAAACACATTGTATGAAATTCCCTAAGTTTCGTATTTCCACGCCATTTAGATATAAACCATTCCACAGATAAATCAAAAGTATAGTCATGTTTTCCTTTTGGAGACAAATGATTTAAACCTCCAGAAGGAAACACATAATTTTTACATCCTTTTTCAATAGACAATAAGCATAAATCTCCTCCATAAGCATGAAAATAAGGATTGGACTCATCAAACCGAAGACCAGAAGATTTTCTTATAATAAGACAATGTTCATCTAACGACATTACTTCACAAGGTATATTTCCTACTTTATACACTTTTGGATATGGGTTATATATATTTCCAGCGCATTTATAATTCATTGTTTTTCCAAAAGTTCCCATTACCCCAAAATCATCATAATAACTTAAATACTTCTCTATCGTATCTTTCCATGTTTTAGGAAAAGAAACATCTTGATGACAACAAATAATTAAATCTTCTTTGCTTTTTTCTATTCCTTCATTAAGCCCTTCAGCGGCACTTTCTGGAAAAAACACAGGCACTAATTCAAAATCTTCTTTTTTCAAAGAAGATACAACCATTTTCTTATATAATTCAACATTATTTACTAATGTAACTACTGAAGCGAACATGACATTTCCTCATAATACTTACTGTCCTCTCCCATAACTTTCCTCATATATTGAAAATCACAGTCTTTTATTAAACTTCTAACACTTAATCTTCCATCCTTATTACTTTTATATGTAACTCCTATTCTGCCCGGCATTTGTTTCATTCCTATTACCAAAGGACTTCCCGGCGAATATAAATATTTTTTCTTTGTCGTCATTCTCCATATTCTTAAATCTAAATATGGACCTTCATTAGCCGACGCATATTTCATTATTTCATCAAACATACTTCTTCTAAATGCAGTAGAACAAAAAGACGAATGTTTTGTATTCGGATGAATCACATACTCTCTATCCCTCAAAAAATAATATTGATTATTCATAATACCCACAATATCCGCTTTATCCAATAACCCACATGTTCTTTCAAAATAACTACACTGATACCAGTCATCATCTTCCATCACAATTACTTTATCTGTTTTAATTAAAGGAAGAATCTGACAAATTTGAGCGCAAAGAGTATGTCCATTTTGTCTATTAAATCTCTTAAAATATCGAACAAAATGAAAATCTGGAATATCAGTTTTTTCTTCTCCATCATCCATGATAATCCATTCTGTCGGATATACCGTTTGTTTCTCCATCCATTTAACACAAAGAGAAAAAGAAACATTCCTATTTCCAGTTGGGGTAATTACAGTAAAATCACTCATCATTTTCCTCCGGCACAGTCTGCATAGAATCTTCTGTAATAGCATTGCCTTCAGAATCTTCAAATCGCTTTTCTGCGGCCTTTTCTATTTGTTCCGCCTCCCCCATTGTTTTCTTTATAAACATCGTTAGATATTCTTTTGGCGGTACTAATTGATCTACGCCAGCCGAAACATAAGTAGACATAGCCGTAGTTTGTTTCAAAGAAACTTCCGCTTGATCCAAATCTGACAGTGTATTCAAATCAGGCCACTCAACTGAATATTCCATATTTTTAGGAGAAGGAATCACTCCCAACTCAATAAACCTATCAAAAATTGGACGAATTACATAATTTGTTAAATACCCATTTCTTCGTTCATCAATTCTTGCGTTCCATGACCGTACATCCTGCGAAGACGCTAATTTAGCCTCTTCTGTTCCTATGAAAACCCGATACGGCACCCCAATAGAAAGCGATATGGCCTTAAATTCAGCGTCTAAATGCAAAGAAGGGTCGCTTACCTGCGGAGAAAGACTTCTCGCCGATACTCCAGTAAGAGCCAAATATCTCTGAAGTCCATTTGACCACTTCTCAAATTCTTCTTTAATCGTATCTGAATCTATCTCTACATCTCCTAACATTCCTCGATATTCTGGATTGATTTCAAACGAATACCCCGGAAATGCGCCTCTCCAGAACATTTCCGCAGAACCTCCCAATAATTTCCGTATATCTAAAAGCATATTATAAATGCTTTCCATTCTTGGAATCCCGCAAACATCGCTTTCTTCTCTATTATCCGCTAAATGAACAACACGAGACCAATGAACTGTCTTATCTATAATACTTCCATGCAACATGTCCTCCGTTCGCACAACATATTCAACTGGCATCCCAAATCTTGGACTAGTAGGATCTGTTTCCCATTTAGACATTGTTACATTGCCTTCACGAAACGGCTTTAGATAAATCAACTTCCTTTGTTCTATCTCCCCCATAACTTCTCCAGTTTTTGGATCTATTCCATCTACTGGTTCATATAAATTTTTCCCGTCATTTATCCCAATAAGCAGAGCACCATATCTGCCAATTCCACTTAAAATATCTGCTCTTTTTATATAAGAAAAAACATGAAATTTATCTTTTAACTCCTTTATCGCCAGTTCAAATGGAGTCTCTACTCTTGTATCCTCAATTTCATAGATATCCGGCAACATCTTCCAACTTTCTTCAGACATAAATCGAACTGCCCTGTTCGCTACTCCATTTCTCCGGTACATTTGCACATACTGGTCAATCCCGACAGTACGGGGATAATTACAGGCCTCGTCTATGTCCCGATCTCCCATTTCCAGAGCATGTGCAATAGCACTTCTGGATAACGTAGTTGTATTCACTAAAAATTGAGACTTCATCTCATTCAGTACTTTTTTCTGCTCTTTTGTCAATTTTACCTTACTCATTTTATGTTCCTCTCTTTTTATATCCAAACGCGCCTAAAACTATTTTCTTCTTAAACAGACGATTAAATGCCCCGCTAGAAGCGTCTATTTGATCTTTATATTTACAATTCGGCCCAAAGAACCTCATTTCTTCTATATATTCTTTATTCCACACCGCCGGTTTCAACACCACATTCCCCGCATTTACCTGTGCGCTGAAAGGATCTGCCCTTATAATCTTATCTCCTGTAGGCCGATCCGGCTTTACTCGAAAACCGCTTAAATTTCTCATTGTAGTTTCTGCGCTGTCTTTTCCACCGGACCCAGGCTCTTGTTCTATCCATATTTCTATATTTACCCCGTCTTCTTCCGCTGTTTTTCGTATTATTTTTTCCCGCATAGCGGTATTCCATTGCCCTCTTACTATATCCAATACCCAATACCGCACTTTTCCGTCTTTTAATAATTCTTCTCCTAATAAAGCACCCACCGTAAAACAACCATCATCTTGAGTAGCCGCCTTATCCCAATATCGAACCCGTTTTCCCCATTTTATATTTTCATCTGGATTTTGAAATTCCAATTTATCGACATTAAACATTCCTCCCTGTTCTGGTATAGGAGACTGTAAAAATTGTCCAGCATAATAATACTGCCCCATTCTTTTTTCATTCTCTAAAATTCTTCTGTTTAATCGAACTGGATCTAATAAACCGTCTGTATAATATCGCTTCAATCTTTCTGGTTTTACATCGTCATTTAACTCAGCGGGAAGACAAATATATTCAATTTCATCTCCCATTTTCTCCAGCATCGCCGCCGTAGCGTCTTCTACATGAAGTCTTTGCATAATTAAAATAACAGGCGTAACATCCTTATCCGTTTTTCTATTAAACAAAGTTTCAAACAACCATATATTTGTAGAACGTATTTCTGAATCGCTTCTTGCGCCTCTTGGATCTATTGGATCATCCACAATCAAAAAATGTGCGTGCATTCCCGTCACAGAACCCTGCGTTCCTACCGCATATCTCATCCCTCCTTTTGAATTAACAAAATAATGTTTTGTTTTCTGGTCTTCCCTTAAATCAATCGCTGAATCTTCTTTTTCCAATCTTCCCACACTGGAAAAACAACGCCTATATTTATCGCTTAAAATAATATCCCTGTTTTTTCTGGATAAATCAGACGCTACAGGAAGCAATGAATACGACGCGCCTATAATTCTGGCATGAGGCATCCGAGTCCATATCCACGCCGGATACATTACACTGCATATCGTAGATTTCGTTGTGCCCGGAGGAATGTTAATTACCAGATTTTTTTCTCTTTTCTTCCCCTCAAACACCCGTTCCGCTACCCTTTGAAGTCTTCCGCAAAGATAAGGAATATGCCAATTCCATACCGGCGTATCTGCAATTACCTCCTCCCAAAACTCCTTCACAAAATCAAAAAAACTTTCCCTGCAAATAGACGCTACTAAATCGTACTCATCTATCTCCAGAGACTGTTTCTGCATATTCTGCATCAACATCATTTAACAATCTACCTTCATACATTGCTGGAGGCAGTGCATTTTCTTCTTTCGACTCGATTGCTTTTACATCTCTTACCTTTTCCAGCAGTTTCCTTTTTTCTTCTAACGATAATTTAAGATCGTCTATAGCCACCACAGAAATGGACTTTTTATATACATTTTTATTTATTTCTATCTGATGTTTGGGCTCCATAAACCGATCTGCATTATATGTCCGATTGGCAAAAATGATACATTGTGTATCTCCTTCTTTAATTTGATGGTTTAATGCGTCTTCATAAAAATTCTTCTTATGAAATTTAATTTCCGCCATTAACTCAGCAAATTCCGGATCCTCCTCTTTCCATTTTATAAACGTTCTATAAGGAACCCCTGTCCTGCGGAGCGCGCTGGATAAAGCATAGTTCATCATAACCAAAGAATGGATAAACATTCTCTGCTTAAACCGTTTTCCTTTATTTTCCAATAATGCCTCTATTTCCGCTACTCCACCTCCTTCTTCATCAATTTTTACCAGATCGTCATACACTTCTTTCATTTCCGGCGATAATTGCTGGTAAATATATTCTTCAAAAGAAATTTCATTCCCCTTCATATCCCTCCTCATCTGCCTGCCCTTTTTTATGGCTTTTTTGAATAACGGCTTCTCCTTCAGCCATTTTTCAAAATAAGGATATGTAATGCCGAGTGCTTTTATTATGCGGAAATCAGATAAACCACTTTTAGCGTATTCATACGCTAAAAATATATATTTATTTTTCCAGTTATATTTTTTCTTTCTTTTTTTTGACATAGTATAAATCTTCTTTCTATTCTCTTTATACTATGTCTATTTACTCCAGTCAAGGAAATAATCTATATTTTTGACGTCGTAATATCTTATCTATTTTCTTAAATCTGGATAAAGATATATTATAATATGCCTCTGACAACTCAATCCCGATATAAGACCTCCCCAATAATTTACACGCCACCCCTGTCGTACCTGCCCCATTAAATGGATCTAATACCACAGCACCCTTCCAACTCAGCATTTTTATCAGACGAATCGGCAATTCTACTGGAAACATCGCCGGATGCCCGTATTCCTTCATTTTTGTTTCCGGCGCAATATTCCAAACCGCCAAACTCCAATCTATAAACTCTTTTTCGCTTAAATCCGTTTCTCCAATTCCTCTTAATTTCTTTGTTTTCTTAGCGAAAATCAAAATATATTCAAATGGGGTTGGAAAAGACGGACAGGACGGACTTTTCCAACTTCCCCAAGATGTTCTATTCCCAATTTGGGATTTATTCCATATAATCACAGAATACGGAATATATCCAATTTCTTTGACCATAAATTGAATAATATCCGAATGTGTTGGGCACGCCCCGTTTTTCCCGTCTCCTATATTGATGCAAACACGGCCTCCTTTTTTCAATTTTTTATAAATAATACAAAATATCTTTTTCAGCCATAAAATATATTCTTCATGTTCTTTATTATCCGAATACACGTCATATGAACTGGAATTGTATTTATTAAACCCTAAATTTACGTTATATGGAGGGGATGTAACGACTAGATCAATACTCTTTTTTTCAAGAGTATCTAGTATTTTTATACAATCCCCTAAATATAATTTATGGTTTATTTTCATCTATCTTTATTATCACCTTATAAATAAATAAAAATTCAGAATTTCTTTATTATTAAATAATATATATTCGTATATACATATATCAAATATTCCATAAAATTTCCCGGAAAAATTTTATATCCGTATATTTTAAAAAAACAATAAATTTTGGAAAACAATATAATACCATAAATAGAATATCCACTATTATCTTACCTTCCTCCCCATATACCAAAGAGAATTGATATAAATTGTTTATTTACATAGTACATATACGAATTATCTTATTTTATCATATATTGATATAATAATATATCAATTATCTTAAAAAATTTCCCGGAAAAATTTTTGATTCCAGTATTGACTATTGGAAAATATATATAGAAAACGTTCGGCTTAACCAAATCCCCGATATACGGTATTTTGTATCGAGTTTTGATCCATACGGGAAACATCTTCTATATCCTATATCCATATATTGATATACAATTATATATCTATATGAATATATTATGTATGGATATACTCCGATATGGGATCGATCCGTCAATGGAATGTTTAGGATATGCAGTATATAGATACTCTGTGTATCTTTTTTATTTTATATGGATATATAGATATATTATTATATGGAATAGAGAAAATACGGATCGGATCGGTATATGGATACTATGGAAATATAGACTCTTTAATGCGGGATACTTAATGATTTGACGGTATTTATCGGTATTTATTAGTATTTATTAGTATTTATCGATACGGTATATTCTAGATATTACTATATCAATATAATGCAAAAATTCCCGCAAAAAATAATTTATAAAAAAATACGAAAAAAATAAAATTGTTATTGACAATATACCGATATATGGTTATATTGCTATATATGGAAACAGAAAACACGAAACAAAAAATGAAAGGAAACAAAAATGAAAACAACAGAAAAAAATCGTTTTGATTTATCGGATTGTTTTGAGATTCCTATTTCTGAATTACGGGAAACAGGGATCTATAAATTACCTTGTAAAAAAATCAACACAAAAAAAGACATACCTGTAATAGAAAAAAAAGAAACATTCAGAAAATCCATTGTATCGAAAAAAGAAAATACCGAAATCACGGTATCTATTCGGTCCGACGGATTTATTATTGTTTCGATTTATGATTACAAAAAATCCGTTTATTCGGGAATTTGCATAAATCGAAATAATAAAGAAAATACTGTTATCGAAACAAAAATTTTCGATGAAATCGGGATATAATGTTATATCCCTATAAATAGAAACACGAAACATTGAAAGGAAACAAAAAATGAAAACGAAAAAACAAAAAAAAGCGATAACATTAAGAGATGTTATGGGAATTTTTGATGAGTACTTAGATACAATCGGATATAAACTTTTTAGCAATGGAAGAACTTTTTACAATCTATCCGAAATACTAAAAAAACAAGATCCGATTGATTACATGCGCCAATTGTGGCAATATATCTATGATTCCAGAGACGACGGATTGATTGGCGATTTATGGCAAGATTCAGATCTTGTCATAAACCCTGAGCTGATTATTTTTGAAAATCCAGAAGATTAAAGATTAAAGCATAAAAAAATTCCCGATTCAGAAAATGGATCGGGAATTTTTTATTATGAAAAACAAGATACTTTTTATCTATTTATTATCGATCCCCGACAGGGATTCCCGCAGGGATTCCCGCAGGGATCGATTCAGAATGCTTCAGAATCGATTATCGATCCCCGACAGGGATTCCCGCAGGGATTCCCGCAGGGATCGATTCAGAATGCTTCAGAATCGATTATCGATCCCCGACAGGGATTCCCGCAGGGATTCCCGATAGGGATCGATTCAGAATGCTTCAGAATCGATTATCGATCCCCGACAGGGATTCCCGCAGGGATTCCCGCAGGGATCGATTCAGAATGCTTCAGAATCGATTATCGATCCCCGACAGGGATTCCCGCAGGGATCGATAATCTATCAGATTTTAGTATATGAATATATCAAAACATAAAATCTTGACAATTCGCCGAAATAGATATTTTAGAGTATATATATCTATATATAATTTATATAAATATATATTCTATAGACTAAAAGTCCATAAATCTATAATTCAGGTCTATCTATTATATATAGAACAAAAAACCGCTTATACCTACTTTTTTAGGTCCATCCCAAAAATACCGTTTATGAGGTATGGATTTTCAAAAAATATTTTTGAAAATTTTTTATTTTTTTCAAAAATTACTCTTGACAATATATCAATATACCGATATATTATTTTATAAGGTTATAAGATTATAACCATATAACAACATAAAACTATAATTTAGAAAGGAAACAAAAAAATGGAAACAACAGAGAAAAAAAACTTGTTATCAGAAAAAGCAATGCTAGTTTATCTTTCTGCGTCGACGTGGACAGGCCGAAAAAAAGACAAAAAAACTACATCGGAAGTTTGCGATGTAAAAAAAGCGGATTCGGACGCTGGATCATGGATTACGTACTTAATCCCAAAAAAATCAATAGCGGACATAGAATCTGCTATTGTACGATGTCGACAAGATCACTATCGTTTATCATTGCCATGGATCGACGGCGGATTGCGGATTTTACCTAGTAAATTATTTATGGAATATACTTCCGTAATGAATAAACGAATCGCCGAGTTTGAAAAAACTGTCGATCAGTTTTTAGTCGAATATCCGAATATTATCGACAATGCTAAAGCCCGACTCGGCGATTTATCGTATAATTTTATTTTACCGACAACACAAGAGCTGAAAAACAGATTTTCTGTCCGATATGATTTTATGCCATTACCGGAGACATCGGATTTCCGGGCTGATATAACAGGATCGGAAGTCGAATCACTCAAAAATAACATTGAAAATTCTATGAAAGAAAAAATCCATAGAATGAATCAGGAAGTTTGGGATCGATTGTACTTTATCGTCGATAAAACAGTATCTGTTTTATCCGATGACGATAAAATTATCAGAAAATCATTGATTGAAAAGTTATCGGATATGGCAAACGATCACTGGAATTTGACGGACGATCCGAAATTATCCGAAATTCAGACAATGATTAAAGATCGTTTGCAATCGGTAAAAATCACCGACTTAAGAGACGATAATTTCCAGCGAAAAAATAAATCAAACGAATTGAAAGAAGTACTGGATAAACTGAATGATTTTATCGGATAAAATCATTGACAAGACGACTTGATATAGGAAGTAAAATCCGGTTCGATTCCGGCGTCTTGTCTTCAAAAAACTATAAACTTTTTTAGAAAGGAAACAAAAATGAAAATCAATGAATTAAAAATCGAGCTCGAGCGGTGTTTCAAAAATGGATTGCCAATTCTATTAAAAGGCGCGCCGGGGGTGGGGAAAACAGATATTATAAAGCAAACGGCTAAAAAATGCGATATGGATCTGATTATATCTCACCCTGTTGTTTCCGATCCGACAGATTACAAAGGCCTACCGGGAATTATTAACGATAAGGCCGAATTTTTACCGTATGGGGATCTACGAAAATTGATTGAGGCCGATTCCCCGACAATCTTTTTCCTAGACGACATCGGTCAAGCCCCGGCCGCAGTACAGGCCGCAGTTATGCAACTTCTATTATCTAGACGGATAAACGGACATGCTGTTTCGGATAAAGTAACATTCTGCGCTGCAACCAATCGCCGGGAAGACAAGGCCGGAGTTACAGGGATTTTAGAGCCCGTAAAATCCAGATTTGCGACAATTATTCAGATCGATCCAGATCATGATTCATGGATTGATTGGGCTGTTGATTGCCCAGACATTCCCACTGAACTTATCGGATTTATCCATTACCGACCGGCGTTGCTATGTCAACCCAATCCGACAAACGATATTGTCAATAGTCCAAATCCCCGGACATGGCACAATATCGGAAAGTTATTGAAAGCGGGTTGCAAAAATTTTGAAGTATTCGCCGGGGCTGTCGGTGAAGGCGCGGCCGCTGAATTTATCGGATTTATGAAAGTATATGAATCCTTACCGTCGATAAACAGTATCTTGAGCGATCCAGATAATGCAATCGTCCCGGCCGAAATATCCGCATTATGCGCCTTGACAGCTGCATTGGCGGAGCGCGCGACGGAAGATAAAAACATCAATGCAATATTTAGGTATTGTAAACGATTCCCAAAAAAAGATTATGAAGTCCTGTTGATTAAGGATTGTCTGCGAAAAAACGAAAAAATCAAAAATAATAAACATTTTACAACATGGTGTCTGGACAATAAAGACGTGTTTATGTAACAGATACCTTTTGATAATGAAAGGATTCCTAAAATGAATACAACAGAAAAAATAAATAAAGCGCGGACGCGCTTATTGATTGACAGTATGTTTTTTGGATCAATTGCTATGCGACTCGAATTGATTCCCGATTGCTCAATTCCAACAATGTTTATCAATAGTAAAGCAATAAAATACAATCCAGATTTCGTAGACGGATTATCAATGTATGAATTGATTGGTTGCCTAGCGCACGAAATTTTACACGTCGCAGGCGGACACCCATGGCGCGAAAATGATAGAGACCATACTCTATTCAGCATGGCCGGTGATTATGTTATAAACGACATACTTTTGACGGATAAATTTTCATTGCCTGCGGGTTGTCTATACGATAAACGATTCAGTGGTATGTCTGTTGAGGAAGTTTATACTGTGTTGAAAAAAGAGAAAGAAGAACAACAGAAAGAAGAACAACAGAAAGAAGAACAACAGAAAGAAGAACAACAGAAAGAAGAACAACAGAAAGAAGAACAACAGAAAGAAGAACAACAGAAAGAAGAACAACAGAAAGAAGAACAACAGAAAGACGATAACAGCGGAGACGATAACAGCGGAGACGATAACAGCGGAGACGATAACAGCGGAGACGATAAAAACAAAAATACAGACATTGGCGGTTGCGGCGATTATGAATCTGAAACAGATTCTATAGAATCTAAAGAAAATGAGATACAATGGAAACAGATTATATCGCAAGCGCATTTGCTATCAAAAGGATCGATCCCGGCTGGGCTCGATAGAATGATACAATCGTTTATCAATCCAGAGACGCCATGGTCTGTTTTATTACGCGATTTCGTATCCCGGACTGCTAAAAATGATTATACATGGACGCGTCCGAATACAAGATATTCTAGACTAAAATTTATTTTACCGTCATTGATATCCGACGAGCTGCCAAAAATAGTTATTGGTATAGATACTTCAGGATCTATTTCGCAGGAATTACTTGATTTATTTGCGGCGGAAGTGTCTTCTATTTTCAATGATTACGATGCGACAATAGAAGTAATTTATTGCGATTATGTAATTCATGGAATAGAGACATACACTAAATCAGACTTACCATTAAAGTTATCGCCAAAAGGCGGCGGCGGCACTAGTTTTCGGCCTGTATTCGATTATATCGAAAATAGCGGAGACATTCCCGCATGTCTGATTTATTTTACCGATCTATGCGGATCGTTTCCAGAAAAAGAGCCCGATTATCCTGTTTTATGGATTTCGACAAGCGGACTCGACAGAGTGCCATTTGGCGATGTAATAAAGATCAAACTATAAACAAAAAACAAAAAATGAAAGGAAACAAAAAATGTCTAGGACGAAATTGTATAATTATCCAGTCAACCGGTATGCTTTTGAGCGACAAATATATGATCCGGTTGAAAATGCGCCTTTAATGATTATATGGAATGAATTAAAAAAACGGCCGGGATATGAAAATATCAAACTGAAAGAATCTAAATCAATCAAGTTTAGTCGCCGATGTCCATATCACGGCCATTTCGTAATGGAAATAGACGGACATTCGTATATGGTAAAAATAACATATGGAAAACTAGGATACCGAATATCCCTATATGGAATAAACGCCCGAAATATGAATCGGTATCTACAAGAATTTTTTGGCAAAAAACACAAGCCGACAACATCGAAATACATCGAAAAAATAGTCGATAAAATAATTGACGCCTTTTCATATTATATCCCGTTGATTGAAAAAACAAAAAAGGATAAAGAGAAAAAAGAAGTTCAAAAAATGAAACAGGAAAAAACCGCGAAAATTTTACAAGAGAAAATCGGATTGCCATTCCCACTAGATCATTACTATTCCTATGATGAAAATACATCGGGAATAATTGATCGGGAATACCATACCGATATGTCCTACGGGTTCAAACTTGACATTTCGATTAAAGAGTTTGATAAAACTATATTCAATACAGATGATTATATTATGATTGACGCCATAAAATTTTATGGCAAGTACAGTACGGAAACAATCAAAAAACTTATAAACATACTCTTAACATCGCCGGAGTATATATCCGAAAGGTTGCTAAAATGAAAACAGAAGATATCTTCAAAAAAGATCCGTCTTTATTACGGCCGGCTAGAAAATATCTATACGATTGCAAGGCGCGTAAAATAATAATAACAGACGGAAATGAAGAACCGGTTACTATAGGAAAACCGGGGCACTGGAAACGTAATGGATTAATTAGATATAACAAGCCGAAATATCCGGGATATAAA